ATGAGCTTTCCCGCCATCGTCGCACCCCGCCCCGAAGTCTATAACAGCGGCCTCGCGTTGGAACTGATCGCGCTGACCGTGGGCCTTGCCGCGCTCTTCGTGCTCATTCGGTCTATCATGTTGCGCGGAAGTCCCAAAGACCCCAACACCGCCACCGGCATGGCCTGTTTCTTCGTCGGCGCGGCGGGCGTTGCCGCGTTGACGATGGGGGATTCTGGTTTGTGGGTCTGCGCAGCCGTCGGCGCTGCGGGCTTCGCGCTTGCGCTCGGCTTGTCGGCCTATGACACGCTGACGGGGCGCACGCTCCGCGAGCGCGAGGCGGAAGCCATGGAGCGGGAGGAGCGCGCCAACCTTGAATCCGCGTTTAGCGCCCAAGTCATCGCGCGAAACGACAAGCTCCGCGCGGCCTCTGAACTCAAAAAGATCGGCCGCAATGACTAAGAGCCGCTTGGATCATCTTCCACTGTTCGCGCCCGAAGTCGGGCGCGCATGGTCTTTTAGGCTCGATGAAGACAGCGACGCGCGAACGCTCGCGCGGGTCTTGCTCACGCATCGCGACGGCCGCGAAGTCGTCGCCGCGAGCTTCGTCAAAGGCGTCCCCGTCGCCCACTTCGAGGGCTGGAAAGCGCGGGCCATGCGCGCCGCGTGGCACGCTTGCAAAGCGTTGAACATCGAAGAAGAAAAAGGCGATCTAGCGTCCCGGCTGGACTGACCGACGGCGATCCGCTTGGCGCAAGCTTTGCGCTATGGTGTTGCCCCCGCATTATCCGATTGATAAAACAAAAGGAGAACAACAAGAGCGGGGGTGAATCGTGCGGCAAGCGTTTGTAAATCTCATCAACATCGGGAGAGCGCGCCCGCGCGTGTGGCTTGATAGCGCGACGCTTTCTTTTTGCGCGTCCGCGCTCGCGCTTGAAGCCGGCGGCGACATCTTCGGCCCCATCGAATCGCCCGCGCCGCTGGCAGCGCTTTCGCTTGCGGGCCTTTTCTTGCTGTTGTCGATCTACGAAAAGTCGCCGCGCGAGTGGTCTTCGCTCGTTCACTGTGTCAAACACTGGCATCGCCGAAACGGCTGCAAAGAGCGCCGGCGCGAACGGGAGCGACAAGCCCGCATGCGTCGCGAAAAGCTGGACGAAGAGCGCGAGCAAGCGCGCCGCGTGCGCCTCGCCGACCTCACCCGCCCCCACCGCTTTGACGACGAAGACGGGGGGCAATGATGCGCGCCAAACTCTTCGCCGGGCTCTTGACCGCTCTCGCTAGCGCGAGCGCAAACGCCGCCCCTAATTTCTTTGAGGTTTCTTGCTCTGATCGATCAATGAGCGACTATCTCGCGCCGCTTTTCGGCTCACTCTTCTCCGAGTGCGGAGGCGGCGCGGGCGCGCTTGAAAAGGCGCTTGGTATCCTCAACGGCGGCGCGCTGACCGTCGGCGGCATCTTCTTGGCTTACAGCCTCATCGCCGGCATCATGCAGACCGCGCACGACGGCGAAGCGCTGGGCAAGCGTTGGTCGTCCATGTGGCTCCCCATCCGCACGGTCCTCGGCATTGGCTTGGTGGTCCCGATGTCCGGCGGCTACTGCGTCGCGCAAATGCTCGTCGGATTCTTGATCGGGCAGGGCGTGGGGCTGGCCGATCAAACCTTCAACGCATGGCTTGGAGCGTTCACCACCCCGCAAGGGATGGCGCCGCGCGCGCGGCTTCCCAATGTCTCCGAGCTTGCCAATGCGGTGCTTGCTTCGCAAGTGTGCATGGCGGCCTTCAACGACCTGCGCGGCGAAGGCGCGGCAAGCAACATCATGGCCGATCCCATGGCGGCGGCGACGCCGGCCGAGGGCGTGCGCGCTTACGGCGTGAACGGCGGGACGGAGTGCGGCGCGGTGCGCTTTCAATCGCGCGGCGCGGGCTCGAAAATCGCCGGCTGGGCGGGCATCGAATACGACGCGAGCGCGCTGGACAGCATCGACGCGGCGCACCGGCAAGCCTTCGCGGCGCTTGAAGCGTCCATGGCGAAGACCGCCCAGGGCGTGGCGAAAAGCATCCACGACGGCGCGGCGCCCGATGTCGCCGCCGATGTCGGCGCGGCGGTCGAAGCGTATCAAAAGAGCGTCAGCCAAGCGGCGGCGAGCGTCTACAACAACTCGCAAGCGCTCGACAGCTTCGTCCAAAGCGCGGGCAAAGACGGCTGGATGTTCGCCGGGGCGTATTACTCAAAACTTGCCCAAATGCAAGACGCGCTTAACGGCGCCATCGCGCACACCCCAGCGGCGACCCGTCCGACCGCCAGCCGCCTCCCGCCTGGTATGGGGATTTACTTCGCGCGTCTCGACACGCTTGCGACGAATCCCGGCGGCGCATTGAGCGCAACCGCGAGCGCGTCAAGCGACCTCGGCAACACTTCCAGCCCGCTCACGCAAGGCGCGCGGGAAGTGATGAGTTCAGTTTTTGGCGGGATCGCCGGCGCGATTCAGGTGGACAAGAATCGCAGCGCGCTTATGAGCGTGAAAGACTTCGGCGACTACTTGATGACCGGCGCCGAGGCCGGCATGGGCGCGGGCGTGCTGATGACGAGCGCGGCCAAGGCGGTCGATTCAGAAAACAACAGCTTGCTCGGCGAGGCGGCGAATGTCATGAGTTTTGGCGCGTCCAAGGCGCTTGCGGGAGCGGCATCCGGCGCGATGCAGGCGGTTGGCTACATGCTGATTTTCGCTTGCTTCGCGCTCTTTTTCTTTGCCGCCGGCATCGCGGTTTATCTGCCGATGGCGCCGTTCTTGATTTACTTCGGCGCCTTCGCTGGCTGGCTGCTGCTCTGTCTCGAAGCCGTCATTGCCGCCCCCGTTTGGGCCATCATGCACTTGACGCCCGAAGGCGACGGCATCGCGGGCGGCGCGCGTCAAGGCTACGCGCTCTTGCTCGGCGTGCTGCTGCGCCCGGTGCTGATCGTGCTGGGCTTCGTCTGCTCGATGGGCGCGCTTGATTTGCTTGTCCAAGGCTTCAACGGCATCTTTTTTCCCGCGTTCAAGATGGCGATGGCGGGCAGCGTCGTCGGGCTTGGAACTCTAATCACGATGGTCGGCATTTACTTCGGCGCGATGCTGTTTCTGTTCCACTTCGTGTTTGGCTTTATCACCGTGATCCCGGACAAGCTGATGCGCTGGGTTGGCGGCGGACACGAGCAGCTTGGAGAGAGCGCGCAAGCCCTCTCGAAGACCGGCCAAGGCGGCGCGCAGGGCGTGGGCCAATCGGCCGGCGGCGCGGTGTCCAAAGGGCTTGGCGCGGTCGGCGCGAAAGCCGCGCTTGACGCCCGCCGCGAGCGCACTAAGGGCGAAGGCAATCCGCGAGCCGACGCCGGCCAAGCGATGCAAGAGAAGAGGGGGAAGGGCGAACAGTGAAGCGGGGAGGGGGAGGAAGGCGCGGGAAACCGCGCCTTTCTTTTTCGTGATGCGGCGCGATTATTTGGCCGCTTTCCTGCGATCAAAGCCCGCGTCAATCTTGTCCGCGAGCAGATTGGGCCGCAGCTTCATGTAGCCGCGCAGCGTGCTAATGTTCGTGTGGCCTGTAATGCTCATAATTTCCGCGTCCGTGAGCGTCGTATACTCGAAGAGCTGGCAAATCCCTTCGTGTCGCAGGTCGTGGAATGTCAACCCCTTGACCTTTGCGCGCACGCACAGCCGGCGCCAACCTTTTGAGAGGGTCGAGGTATCGGCCCAAAAGTGGAAGGGGCGGGGATCGGCTTCGCGCTCCGCTTTTGTGCGCTCGTCTCGCGCCTTCAATTCTTCGAGGACCGCCGCCGCCTCGCGCGGCAACGGCACTTGTCGAAAAGTCGAGGTTTTCACATTTTCCGGCGGAATGTCCCAAGTCTTGCGCGGCAAGCTTATGTCGCTCCATTTCGCTTTAATCATCTCTTGCGCTCGGGCGCCTGTCGCCAGCGCGAAGCGCATCAAAAGCAGCCACTCGGCGCCGAGTTTTCGACCCGTTCGGGCCGCGTTCTCAATCGCTTCGCGCTCGCCTTCTTCCATGCGTCGCTCGCGTTTTCCCGCCCACGCGCTCGGAATGTGCAAGCCCTCGAAAAGGTCAGGGTCGAGTGGGTATTGCTCTGCGCGGCTATGCCACTGCAAAATCTTTTTAATTTGAAAATAGTGGTGGCGCACGGTGCTCGGGGCGTAAGTTCGAGCGCGCCCGCCGTCGTAATAAATGCTTCCTTTTCTGGGCTTGCCCGGGTCGTCAAAGCGGGTCTTGCCCATCTTGTCGATAAAGTCTTGCAGCGTCGCGCGCGTGATGCTCGCGATGGTGCGATCCCGCTGCAATTGATCGCCGCACAAGAACCCGCGCACGGCCGCAACAAGCTGGGACTCGCGGGCGCTCAACGCCCCATCCTCGGCCGCGCCTCGCGGGCGATAGCGCGCCGCAAATTCGTCGCACGCGGCCGAAAACATGAACTGTTGCGCCTTCGCGCTGACGCGCTCGCCCCTGTCCAATTTGCCCTCGATTTGGCGCGCCCACACGAGCGCGTCGGCGTGTTTTTTAAACGATTTGCTTAGTTGAGTGGTTTCATTCTCATTTTGTCTAAAAATGCGAACTTGATAACTTTCGCCGCGCTTGCGGATGTTAGCCATGCCTTCCTCACTTGGACAAAATTTGGACAGAGATCGCGGCGAAAAGCCGGGAGCCCTTATTTTAGCGCGGTTTCTTTGAATGGGGTGCGGCCTTCTAAGCTGAGGGTCGCTGGTTCGAACCCAGCTGGGCAGGCCAAAATTCTTTGTCAAATCAGCAGCTTGCGATATAACGGGCGACCCTGTTTTTTGGCATCTGCGCTATTCCTGCGAATTGCGCTATTCAATCTTAAGTTTTGAGGCCATGCCGATGGCTATCTTGAGTAGAATTTCTTCGCCAAAGTCACTTAGAGCAATGTTCACAGCGACAGCAACTAGGCGGCAGTTCTCCAGGCTGTAGCCTTGACTGGAGTCTATCCGATCAAGGCTAGGCGCCCACGGTCGCTTGCCGCGAAACGATCTGCTTTTGAAGTCCCATGCGATGCCCGAGAGCTCGCACTTACCGTTCGCGCGCATGGCCAAAGTCGCCATGTCAGCCGGAATTAGGTCAAAGGTGAAGCCGCGCGCGGCCGCCCCAGTTCGTGAGCTGCCATATATCCCTTGCAGGAACCCAATCGGGATCCCGCATGATGCGTCGTAGTGGTGCAGTTGTCGCCAGCGATTAGCACTCACCACTCGTGCGCTGACGTCATTCCTCAATTTGCACATTTCAAGTGGGTCTGGGCGATCCACCATGGACGAGTAATTCGCATGCGCCTCTTCTAAGGTATGGCCAAGCTTAACCTGTTGCTTTCCTCCCCATAGATGCTGCTGTTCTTTCGGCACTTGGTAGTAGATAGCGTTGCGGCTTCGACGCCAACGATTTGGCAGGTCGCTGTTTTCAGGATTTCTTGCTCGTGGCATGGTGGCCTTCAAAGTTTAATTTCCCAGGCTTGACCCGCTCCGGCCGGCGCCGGTAGACGCGCTGCGTGAGCTGGCTGTCGGCGTGCGCGAGCAGCGCGCGGGCGTGCTCCAGGCTCTCCGCATCGCTGGCGCACTTGGCGCGCAGGTCGTGTTCGGTGAACCGCTCCTTGACCTTCGTTTCCTTCAGGATCCGCTCCATGAAGCGCTGCCACATCGAGTCCCAGCCACTGGCGGTTCCCTTTTCCTCGTTGACGTAGCCCTCGCTCTTGCGTGTGCAAAACAGCCACGGCGCAATGTCGACCGGCCGCACCGACTTGGCGACGTCGACCGCCTCGCGCAGCTCCGGTGACCATTCGATGATGAGACGCTTTCCGGTGCTGCCCTGGGTCTTGTTGGGTGTGACGTGGATACCGTCCTCCTTCATGTCGGCATTCGTCAGGCGCAGCAGGTCGCCGCGGCGCAGGCCGGTCAGCAGCTTGATCCGGATGTACGCCTGCAGCACGAGCACGCTGCCTTTCGAGCGCTTGCTGTCGAGCGACAGGCACTCGACCAGCTCCCAGTCCTCGACGTACCGATCCCGCGGCTTCTCGCCGTCCAGGCGCACTTCGCCCTTGAACGGGTGCCGGTCGATGTATCCCCACTTCACTGCCATGGTGAAGGCGTGAGACAGGACGTCAATGGCACGGTTTGCCGCTACTGGCGTGGCCTTGCGCTTGTCCGCGTACTGGTAGACGTGCTGCGGCCGCAGCCAAGTCAACGGCGCCTCGCCGAAAACGGCGCGCAGGCCGCGGATTGCGCGCTGGTTCTCCACCTGAGTGCGCGCACCTTTCGTCGGCACAACCTCGAGCGCGTACCGGTCGAGCAGGGCGCCGATGGTCTTCGCCTGGTCCACCGACTCCAGCCGGCGCGCCCACTCCTTGTACGCCTCCGGCAGGTTGGCGCCGAGCCGGAACTTCTTCTTCCCGTCCCAACGATCCTCAAGCCCGACCGGCACCTGGTAGTAGACGGCGCCGTGCTCGATCTTCCACCGCGCCGGCAGCCCGACGTTCTCCTTGTTGCGCTTCCTAGGCATTCAGCACACCCCAGTTCGGTTGAAACTCTTTCGCCTTCGACTTGCGCTCGGCGCCGGCGCCGAACTCCTTCTCGACGTGCGCGCGCAGCACCGCCAGGGTGCCGTCGGCGCGCTGCTTGAACGCGATGCCCATGGAGCGTAGCATCTTCGCCTGGGCGGCCCGCTGCACGCGGTGCGTCATGCTGCGCACCTCATCATCGTCCAGAAACATCTCGTCCATTATTCTTCCTTTCTCGGTACCGGCTGCCACAGCTGCAGCCGCATCCACTATGCGATCTGTGCAAAGGGGAGGGCGCTCAAGACTTTTCCTGAATGCCCAAGTAGTCACGCCACGGGACCTTGTGACCGTCGACCAGAAATCCCCAGGTGCCGCGCTTGCGCCAGGTGACGAACAGGGTCCAGACCCCGCCTGGCGCGACCTCGACGATACGGTGGTACTCGCCGAAGTTCAGGCGTGCGGTGTCGCCCGGCTCTCGCATCACCGGATACGTTGGCGTCCAATTCGACATGCCGCAGGGTCGGCGCGGTCGCTCTTCGCGATACCAGCCGCGCAGGATGAACGTGCGCGCGTCCCAGGGATGATCGTGCAGGTTGCGGTCTTGATCCTCGCGCATGATGCGGTGCAGGCGGATGGATGGCAGGCGATCACCCCAGCGCCGGCCCGCGCCGCCCGTATTCGGCTGGTACGGATTGAAAAGCCAGTAGCGCTCCATGTACACGCTGCCGTCGTCGCCATTGATGTGGTAGTAGGGCGTGCGCTTGGCACGCTGAATCAGCCAATCGACCACCGCCGGCCTAGCCAGAAATCGAGCAAGCAGCTTAAGCATCCTCGCCTCCCTTGTCATGGCGGGCGATTGAACTCATGGAAATCGCCGTCATCGCGGCTGCCATCATCAGCGTTCGTGACGACAGGCCGCCAGTTCTGCGCTGGGCGGAACGTGACGGCTGGCGGGCTTCATGAGCGCGGCGCTCGGCTTTCCGCGCCTCTATGACCTTCCGGCGCTCCTCCATTTGGTGGGCCTCGCGCATCTGGGCTTCCAGCTTACGTTCTTCATAGGTGCCGCGTTGCTTTGCTTGGCCCATCACACCTCTCCCTTGTCATGGCCCTGAGCGGGCAGAGCCGCCCGAACACCGCTCGGGTCTTCCGCCAATCCACGCCAGTGGGCTCGCTGCGCCATGCTGCGGCAGTGCGCATCTCGCAGTGCATCCTCGGGCTTCGATTTCGGACCAGTGAACATGCCCCAAAAGTCTCCGTTCCAGTGCGCATAAACGATGTCGCCACAGAAGATCTTCTGGTACACGCCGACGCGAACGGGTTTCAGGTCGCCACTGAGCCAGTCAGTAACGCGCGCGCTCATTCTGCACCTCCTGCCGCGCCATCAGTGGCGCCCTTACTTGCCTGCATGGCTAAATCGATAGTCGCATCCAGCTTCGCGCCGAACCCTGCCGACTTCAGTTCCGGGATCGATCCAGCGGTACGGCCGTACTGAACGACCCAGCAGGCGCCGTCAGCCGGAGGGAAGTCTTCGGTGATTTTCGGATCTCTCAGGAAGCGATACCGCGCAGCATCCCGCGCATCATCTGCAGGCTGCTCGACTGGCTGCGATGCTTGGGCTGCTCGACGGCCATACGCATGCCCGGCAATGAATGCTCGATCGGGGCAAGCGCCAGCGCCGAGCGGGCCGCGCCGCGCCATCCAGTGATTGAAGTCACCAACAGGATCGCCATTCGTCGCCAACGGCCCACCCTGCGCCACCAGCACCGCCGCTGTAGCTGGTTCGGGGGATGCGGCGAGCGACCGCGCCACTTGCGCACAGCGCAGAATCGTCTGGTGATCGTCGCGCGAGCAAGGCTGAAGTTCAATCGCCTGCGCCACCTCTTCCAGCACTACCGCCCGCGCTTGCCCTGGTGCGGCGCTGGCCACTTCGTCGAGTGCCAAGGATGCATACAGGCGCATGCTCGGCGCGGCCACTTCGTCAGCTACGTCTTGTCGGTAGTCGCGGATGTTCAACAGCGCGTCACGCATTACTTCAGCAGGCGCTGCGCTAGCCTTTGCGGGCGATGCGTAGACCGGCACGCTGTATTGCGGGTTTGACGGATCTTTTTGCCACAGGAATGCATCCATCACGCAACCGGCGGTCGGGTCCATCCACGCCACCGGTTCAGGGTTAATTTCAGTGCTCATTTATCTGCTCCAATCGGATTCAATAGGGCGAACTCACCGTGATGCAAGATCGCAGCTTTGTTGTAGGCGTGAGCCGCTTCGTCCATCGTGTCGAAGTGGCCAAGGAACTTGCGGCCGCCGTCAAAGTTGATTTCAGCGGCGTACTTGGTGCGCCTCGAATTCAGGTACACACCCTTAGCCGGAATTGCGCCCCGCACACCACCGTTCGCCTGGTTCTGGCCATTCGTAGCTGGGCGCAGATTGTTGATGCGGTTGTTCGCCCGATCCCGGTCGATATGATCCAGCCGGTCAACCCACTCGCCGTGGTGAAGCGCCCAAGCCAGGGTGTGGGCCGTAATGAGCCGACCGCAAACGTTGACTCGCACATAGCCGCGATTCACATGACCCACCGGCTTGCTCGGATCGAAGCCCCTTTGTCGCGAGTGTTTCAGGTAGATACTCCCGGTCTCGGGGTCATACCTGAAAAGCTCGCGCACGTGCTCGATGGTCGGCCGGTTCATTTCTGCACCTGACCCTGGCGCGCGAGCTGGGCGCGCAGGTCGGCAATGACGGCGCCGGGGTCTTCAAAGTCAGCGGTCGTAAGCTTCAGCCGTTCTTGGTCCGCCACCTGCATGCCGGCGCCCTGGTCCTCAATCGGGTGACGCGCGAAATATTCCCGCTCGCGTTGTTCATCGCTCAGCGCTGCTGCACCTGCCTGCTGTGCGCGATCAGCTGCGATGCCTTCAAGCTGGCCGGCAGCCATACCGAATACGGTACACATGGCATCGCGCGCCTGCTCGTCGCTCCATCGCTTCTCGTCAATGCTCAGTGCGCGCATCATGCGCCGCAGGCGGGCCATCTCGTCGGCGTTCAGGCCCGATTGGGCGGCGCGTGCCTGAGCGATCAGGGCGTCGGCTGCCTCGTACACATACGGTTTCAGGTCGGTCTGCCCTTCCTTGATCGTAAAGCCGTGCTGCAGGAAAATTGCGCGGATCGCGTTGCGGTCCAAGGCCGCTGATAGCGGGGCTACTGCTGGGGTAGTGGTCATGATGTCCTCAGTCGTTCGGATGGAAAAACCAATCTTCGTCGGCGCGCGATTCCTGCTCGGAGTCGTCGCCACCTTTCTCGCCCAGGGCGCTCGACTGGTCCTTGCTGGCAGTGCGCAGGGCGCGGATAGCGGCAGCGCAGTGCGTGATTGCGTTGTTGTAGCCGGTATCGCCATCGGTGCCGGTATCCTCGACGCGCTCGTTTTCACACGCCTGCGCCGCCTCTTCCAGCGCCTGTTTACGCACTTCTGCTGCAGTCGGCGCCGGTGCCTGTGCTGCAGGAGCAGCGAGACGCATTTCCGCGACGGTGGTGGTGTTTTTGATCCAGTCGAGCGCGGTGTGCCACGGGCAGTTCATGTTGCTGTGCTCGCCGATTTCGATGCCGAAGTGCTTGCCAATCGCCTCGGCCAGCTTGTCAGCCATGTCGTGGTAGTGGTCGCGCTCGCCTATGGTCTGTTCCCATAGCTCGTCATCGGTCGGTCGAATTGTGCCAGCCATTGACGCCGCAACGCGCACCAGGACGTGACGAGCAATGGCGCGCGCGAACTGGAAGTAGCCGAACTGTTTGAGCCAGCCATCCGCGCCGCCTGGCATTGCATCCCATACTTCGTCGATTGCCTCGTCGCTTAACTCGCCCTTCGCAGCACCCGCCGTGCTCTGCGCCACTGGAGCGGCGAGACGGGCTCGGCCGTAGCTGTCGCCAGCGGGCGCCCTGGCCGTATAGATCACGGTGGCGGTGCCGTCGGCCTGCTGCTGCATGATGTTGATGTGCACGCCCTGATCGTTGTTGCTGACGCCGATGTGCAGTTCGGCACCCGCCGTGCTCGGGTTACCTGCCGATGCAGGGGCGGCCGGGGCGTCACCGCTGGCGCGGCCGGCATTGAAGCATGCGGCGCCGTATTCTTCCATCTGGTCGCGGGCGTAGTGCTCACGTGATGCTGGGTCAGCGGCGCTCCAGTTCGTGATCCAAGGCTCCGGTAGCGGCACGCCGGGCACCGCGGCGTCACTCGAATCGGCCCAGTTGACCGACCCCGGCTGGCGGATCTCGTCCAGCTTGTCGGCTTGGCGGCGCTTCGGCGCGTTATCCATTTTGCTTTTTCTCCGTCTGGTCGTCGTTTGCTGCTGGCTGGGCGGCTGCTTCCTTAGCTGCTGCACGCGCGGCCTCGTTCCGCTCCTGAAGCTCGAGGTTGCGCGCATGCCGACCGAAGGCTTGGCTGTCACGCTCGGCCGCATCATCACGGCGGCTAAAGCGCGACGACGCCGCGGAGGGGAAGGGGCTGTAGGCGCGGCGCTTCATGCTTTCGCCTCGCCGCCCAGGGCTTCGACCAGGTCGGCCAGCATCTTGGCCAACTCGCCGGTCATCAGCATGATGTCGTTGTCGAAGCGCTCGTCGTCGCTGTAGGTGATCGCTTCGCCTTCCTTAATAACGTCGAGCGGGCGCACGGACTTGATCGCCAGCTGTTCGGTCAGCACGAACGAGATCCGGCTGTTCCAGGTCATCGCCAGGCGCGTGCACTGCTTGCCGCCCGCGATGTGACGGCCGATGTCTTCCGGGTCCAGGGAGTGCCTCACGTACCGCACGGCGGCGCGGCTCTCGCCGGTGGCGCGCAGCTCGGTGTCCTGGTCAACGGTGAAGTTGTAGGGCGCTTCGTCCGACTCCAGCCACGCGGTCATGACGGCCACCGGCGAGTGCTGCAGGCGCAGCGATTCCAGCGGCATCTTGTCGACGGCCTTCAGCAGCAGCTTGATGACGTCGTCCGCTTTGCCCGGGCTCGCTGCATCGACTACCAGCCAGCCGTTGACCGGATCGATCCAGGCCAAGGTGTTGCCGCGGATCGAGAATGCGCGCGGCAGCAGCTCGTCGGCCACGCGCTCCTTCAGTTCTTTCATCGCCTTTTTGCCCGGGCGGAAGCCTTGCTGTTCCTCCAGCTCATCGGCGCGCGCCGCGGCAACCTGCGCAATTACCTTCGTCGGCAGGATTTTTTTCTCGGTCGCCAGCTGCAGCAGGAACTGTCCATTTACGGCGTGCACGAGCGGCGCGCCGTCACCGCGCGGCGGCGCCCAGCCTTGGCGCAGCAGTTCACTGCTCGACGCTGGCGCGAAGGCTTGGGAGGCGAGGGAGGCGGCAAGCGCGTCGGCAGTCATCGACCAGGCGCGCGGCAGGCGGTAAATCTGAAGGTTCTTGAACCACATCTCTTGGATTCCTTGTGTTGTCGTTATTGGCGCGCGTCGAGCTGCAGCACTTCCTGCTCGATCGCGATTTCATCCAGGCGCTGGACTTCTGCCAGCAGGCCCAGGAACAGGGTTGCGCCCAGCAGGGCGGCGATGGTCCGGCGGATCACTGGGCGCGCGCCAGGAGAACTGCGATCAGCGCAACCATGCCGACCGAGGCAATGCAGGTGACCACGAAGCCAGCCAGGCGCGCAGCCAGCTGGTGCCCGTGCATCTGTGCGGCACTCATTGCTGACCTCCGGTGATGCCGGTTTCGCGGCTGCAGTTCTTGCCGCAGCCTTCGCGCCAGGCGGTGTTGCCGCGGCAGTTGGTGAAGTAGCGGAAGCCACCGTCGTAGAACCGGTACACGGTGCACCCGTCTTTCGTGAACAGCGTTTCGACCGAAATGCCGGTGCCGACGCTTTGCACGGACTCGGCCTTCTTGAAGCAGCCGACCAGAAGCCCGAGGGCCATCGCGAAGATGAGGAGACGGTTGGCGTTCATTGCGCAGCCACCAGAGTCACGCCCAGGGCGCCGGCGTCATACGCAGCGTCGAGCAGGTTGTCGCGATTGCCGATCGCGATATAGGGGCGCTGCTTGATGCCTGCGCTGTCGATCACAGTGATGCGGAAGGCCATGCTGTTCTCCTGGGCGAGTGGTTGTCGGGTACCGCTTCAGTGCCAAAGCCCGGTCTGGCCGGGCGATGGGTGATGCTGGGCGTGCCGGGTCAGGTCGGTGCAAACGCGGCGATGCGCTCCCCCAAGATGTCCGAGTAGACCTTCATGGCAACTACCTGAGCCTGAAGGCGACGCTGCTCTGCTTCGTCGAGGCCGCCGAACACGTCGCCGATCAGAAATACCCTCAGCCGGCGGTGCTTCTCGTCCAGTTCAACCTTCTCGTCGACCACGCGCTGCTGGTGCGGCCGCATGGTGCTGTAGCCGGCATGAGCGGCGCCAGGTGCAGGCTGCTGGTCGGCCGCCTCATACGTCGCCGTGAAAATGTCCGGCTTGCACGGGTAGATCTCGCCCTTCACGCCGCGGATGATCCAGTCGCCCGGCTGGGCAGCCATGATCCCTTCCAGGGTCGTGATGTGCGCCACGCCATCGACGACGAGGAAGTCGCCCCGCACTACAGCTTCGATCAGCCACGCAGGCGCTTCGTCAACGCTGGTCGGCTGACGGGGCTGGAACTGGAATGCCTCGATCACGACCGGCTTTTTACGGAATTGCATGCTTCACTCCTTATTCGGTATCGCACTGGCGCCGTGCCGGCGGCTCGATATCGAGCGATAGGGGTTACTGCTCGGCTTGGGCCTCAAGCTCGCGGATTGCTGCCCGCACAATCGCAGCCATCGTTGCCGCGTCTTCGCTTGGGTGCTCGTCGTAGCGCTCGGTGACGTTGCGGCGCCCGCCGGTGCCGGCCGAGACCGTGCCTTCTTCCTTGTCGTGACTGGTGCTCAGGCCCAACGCGGTGCCGAGCGGACCAGCCGCATTCCAGCTGCGGCGCCAGTTGGGGAGGGCGCCATGCGACGAAACTGGCGCGAGGAATTGGTAGCCGCGTTTCTTCGTCGGGATAAGCTCGGTAACCGCGGTGAGCACGCTCGGCATGGCCACGGTGAAGCCCAGCAGGCGCGCCAGGCCGACTTCGTCGCGGATCGCTGTGCGCAGGTACTCCTGGGTCCAAGGCTTGGAAATCGCGTTCATCTCAAAAGCTCCAAATCAGATTCAGTACGCCGGCGGCAGCAACCGCCAGCCCAGCCACTCCCCAGGCAGCGACAAACCAGTCAGCCCCGGTGTAGCGGATCCGCGCCTTCTTGCGCGAGGGGTTCTTCCTGCGGTCCTGCAAGGTGTTTCTCCTGTGCGCATGGTGGAACGCGCGCGGTTGGTCAGGTGGTCTCAGCGGGAGCGCCTTTCTCCTCATTCAGCGCGAAGGCGCGCTGTAGGCCGGCATGCGCATCGATGTCGCGCACGCGGACGAACTCCATTTCGTATCCGTCCGGGTAGTGCTTCGCATACGTTTCATGGCGGTCGGGCCGAGAGCCCGGCGTCACGCCGAGGTCACCGGGGACGTAGAACTCGCTGCTGCACCAGTGGCTGCCCAGAACGGTGCCATCCTCAGCGATCGCGAGAGCCGGGCCATCGCCGCCACCGACCACGTTGGAAAAGCAGAAAATCTTCGGTTTGCCCGCTTGGGTCTCAGTGCTCATCACTATCTCCAGTTCTCGCCGCGCCCAATGCGCCGCCTGATTTCGTTACCGAGGCCGATTTGCCTCTCGCTCTGCCTCAACCAATTTCCAGCCCAGCTATCGCCGAATTTCTTCCAGGCTCGGCGGTGGCCTGTTCTCTTCCTGGCGCTGGTGCATCCAGCTGCGCACCATTTGTCGGTCGGGCTTGCTGGTCTGCTTCATCGCTGGCTCCTGGTGAGTTCGCTGCGTCGATGAGGTACTTTACCAATAAGATAAATCATGCGCAAGAACTATTTATCAAAAAGATTAAGTTGGTGTAGAATTGCTTCGTCGGCCGAATTTGGCTGACCGCCCTACCTGCAGAAAACACACAGGGGTAGGGGGATAGGTGAGACTGCGACCTGGTGAAAGAAACGGGGGGGCAAGGGTGAGACTCACACAGGGTGGCGAAGAGAGAGCCCTGTACCCGAAAGTCTGTCGGATGGTGCCTCGGGCGCGCACGCGCTTGTCGAGCTAACACCTGAAGGAAGCGACCACGCACGCGCTCGCGTTCGCACGCGTATTAGTTAAAGCTTGGGGGCTGGGGGCTAGAGAAAAAGAAAAGCTAACAAGCAGGAAATAAAAACCGGCAAGCGCAAGCTTGCCAGCATTACGAAGTAATGCGGCCGCAAGCGAAGCGCGCAGCGAAGCGGAGGCAGTAGAAGCGTGATTGATTAGGTAACAGATGCGTTATCTAAATTCTTAGCATGAGTTATCTAATACGCGCGAGGGCGCAGGAGGCTGGAGGCGATGACCAAACTGAATGTGCCGTACGCAGAAAAGGACGAAGCGCGCCGCCTGGGCGCTAGGTGGGACGGGGAGCGGAAGACCTGGTATGTACCAGCTGGTGTACTGCTGACCACCTTCGAGCGCTGGCTACCTAGGTTCGATACGAAGGCTTCGCGCGGCAAGCGAAAGGGGCGCCCTCGGTAGCTCCCTCGCGCAGTAGCATTGACTCCTGCGGAGACGTATTATTCCGATGGCGTGAAGCTGTCCGCCATTGGGAAAAGAGACGACATGACATTGGAAGAATACATCGCCAAATACCGGCGCGGTAATGCCGCCTTGACATATGCCGAGGCAAAAATTGCAGGCATAGCCTATCCGCTGCCATCGGGGTGGTTCAGGAAGAATCGTGAACTGGAAGTCGACGGCGATGCAATGCACGCAGCCAAGCTTGCGCGCAAGGCAGATGTAAAGGCCAGGAAGGAAACGAACATCGCTCTCTTTGGCGTTACCCCCAAGGAGCCGAAGAAGGTGAGGAAGGCTAAGCGGGTAGTGGCAAAGGCTTTGAAAACATTGGGTCTGACGCTTGCGGTAGCCCCTACGCCGCCGGCGCCTCGCGCGCCATCCGCACCAAGGCCTTCCACATCAGACTGGGACGCATACGTCAACTCGACGGAATTTCTCAAATCATTCGAATGGCGTCAGCTGCGACTGCGGGCCTTTGAGAAGTACGGTCGTGCCTGCCAGTGCTGCGGCGCCACCCCAGGCAACAGCGTCGTATTGAACGTCGATCACGTAAAGTCCCGCAGGCGTTTTCCGGCTCTTGCGCTAGACATCAACAATCTCCAGGTCTTATGCGGTGACTGTAACCACGGCAAGGGCAATCTAACAGTCGACTTTCGAGGCGACGCATAGTGCGCCGCGTCGCCGGCCGCCGCTCAACCGCCAGTGGTCAGCGCGCCGGCCCGGATCCCGGCGCCTCCAGTGCCAGGCTTCGTCCCGCGCCTGGCCCGGCGCTACCGCAAGGGCAAGTCAACACCCTGGGCGTAAAAAAAAATTGCTTGAAGAAGGTCCACGAGCTTTCTGCAACTACAGGCTAAGCTATTTTCTCGCCCTCGCTTGCATCGAATGCATCCAATCGCTGGACGACGACCTTGTGCTGGGCAAGCTGGTTTACAGCATTGCAGACATTCCAATTGCCCTTCAGTTCGTAATCCGCACTATGACGAACTTTTTTCATCGCCTGCAAAACATACGCGATCGACTTAGCCTGCTTTGCGCCATGCATAATGAGTCGATCGGTTACCCGAGTGTGGCTGCCCATCGCATAGGCGGAGTTATCTGGGCAAAACTTTACACTTGAGGAAGCGCGATGAAAACTAGCGTAGTAGGCGCGGCCAGCGCTCATCCTCCAGTCAATCTCCCTCTCGGATGCAAGTAGCCCTGCCGCGAACTCAGCAAATGATTCATAGTTAACTGTCACGATGGGTCACCCTTTAGGACATTCAGCGATTGCAAATCCGCGAGCGGACGACACGCAATTGAAACGAAGTCGGCGCCAGTGTCCTCAAACTCCTCCACTAAAGCATCTGCGATGTCGAAATTTAATTCAGCGCATCGATCCGGGTCCGCGTCCACATGGACATAGTAAATAAGACATCCATCGTCGAGTACGAGACGAGACGATCGCCAAGCCTCAAAATTTTTCTTGCGCAGCGCATCGACGGCGACTTTGAGGCGAGCAGCCAGGTCTTCATCTGTTAATTTGTGGCGAATCATCGCGTCCCTACAGGTAAGAATATGTTTCCTGCGGACATCGCTTACTGAATCAAGATTAGTTGTTAGCTTGTTAAACTTCTCTAATAACTCAACAGCAAGACTGAACTGCAAAACATCCGACGCCTTAATGATAGCGCCTTTGAGTGCATCAAGATCGTCTGGGTGGCGGGCAACTATGAGCCGTATCAATCTGATAGCATCGTCGATGGCCATCACTGTCGTCATTACAGTAAGACAATTATTCTCAACGATTGCATTCCCGGACGTCCATCGAAGCGCCTCGCGTGCCGCATCTAGTGCCGGTTGAGTGCGCCGCTTTGCCATAGACAAAAGAGCGCGAGTCATGTGGTAATCGGCGGCAGTTATAGCGGAAGCCTGCCATATTTTTGCAAGATCTCTTTCTAGCCTGGCGAGCTTTAGGTGATCGACATCAGTTGCATCGACGAGAGTTGCGATCTCCGTAAGGATCGAATTGAGCGCAAGATCTGGCGCAGCACTTGTCATCTTTATAGTTCCTGATACTTAAGCTAAGCAGTGTAACACGGTTGCCGAGCGGCAATTAATCATCACGCTTTATTGTCGTTGAATCATACTATGTTAATAGTGATGCAATCTATCGGATTGTCACCATGTGTGGCTTTTGCGTGCCGTCCACTCCGATCGATTCCTCATCCGGAGGCGGTCGTGGAAATTCTCGCTATCACGGCGATGCTGGCCGCGCGGCGTCCTTCGCTTTACGCGCCGCGAGTTCTCTCATGTGTTCGGCATGTTCCGCACCTGAGCTGAACTTAGTGTTACACCCGAAGGACCTCGAGCAGACCAACTCAATGTGAATGTCAGGCCGATCCCATGTGGCAGCATCAATTGATGCGCCAGGCTGGGTTTCCCGCTTAGATTGACCGAAGCGTCCAGTAATCGAGTTGAGGATCTCAACGAACTCTTCAGCGCGACTGGTTTTTACCCCAACCGATCGTAGGGTGCCATCTTTTGCTATCGACACATTGAATGAGCCATATGCTGCCCATTTGGGGCGCGTGTCAGTTCCAGGAACAATCAGCGAGCCTGACTTTGAGCCTTTGTAGTCGAACGGCTCGCCGAGCCAGCAAAGTGATTTTGCGTCGGTCCCAATCTCTCTCGTCGCGCACTGCCTGATTGGCATCTTCAATTTGCCGCCGAGTGAGAGTCCAAGAACAGTCACTGGCTCGGCCGCCATTGCGACGCCAGCTGCGCACAGCAGCAAGCCAACAAGTAGGGAAGACGCTCTCATATCGATCCTATGCGGCAGCCCAGCGTGCCGTATCGCTCGCGCGAGTATAGCTCTGTGAAGTTGCCAAAAGCTCACCGATTCCCACCGTTCAAGAGCCGTACAGAAATATTTATTTGGACATGCCACTTTGTCAGTAAAGTGCGCTAAACTTTGACGCATACTGTATGGATATACAGTACTCAAGGAATCAAACGAACAGCCGAGCTTGGCGCCCTACAGTACCTGGGCGCCATTGGCGGCACTACACAACAGCAGGAATCTCCCGACGGAGGGGTAGTGGGACAGCAAGAAAAAAACGAGCATGACCTGGCCGGCGCATCGCCATTGCGCAGAGTCGTGAGCAAGATTGACGGTGACGATTTTCAGTTGACCAGCAACGAGCGTCGTCTCATCCGGAACTTCCGTGCGATGAAGGGTACGGCCCAGGACATGATGTTAGATTTGTCTGAGCAGTATCGGCGAACCTTGCCGGCGATGCCGGTAACACTTCGCCTACTGAGGGCGGGGGAATAAAAGACCGTCGATGGATTCCTGCGGCGCTACGCGCGCGGCTCCATAAATAAGCAGCTTCCCATCCTTGGTCGCTCGACGGTATAGCTCCAGCAGGCGCTTTTCTTCGCCGTCGAGACGCTCTAATGTGGTTTCATTTCCCAGTGACACGTCTTGCAATGGCTGGCCGGCGGGCGCCGGCGGCTCCGCCTTGGGCGAGGGGTCTTCATTGACCGTAGGTGCGCCAAGTTCGGGATGCTCAACATCCAGCCAGTGCTCGGGCAGATGATATGCACGCTCAATGCGCCTCGCGATCGAATTGCCGATGTTCTTCTTTGGGTTCGGCCCGATCAGCTGGCTGACCTGGGATAGCTCCATCTGCACCAGTTGCGCAAATTCCGTCTTGCTTCCGGCGCCCGACGCCAGCTTACGAGCATTCTCGCGGCGGATTTCTTCTCTAGTCATCGCGGCATCATCGTTGTTTTTACCAATACGATAAACAACCAAAAAGATAAACTCATACTTGTGTTTGCTTTATCTTTTTGGTAAAGTAAATCGCATGGACATGAAAACTTACCTGCAGCAGGCGACGCCCGAACAGCGCGAAGCCCTGGCGGTCGCCGTGAAGTCTTCGGTCGGCTACTTCTATTTGATAGGTGGCGGCCATCGTCGGCCATCTCCCGGTCTCTCGAAGAGACTGGTAGAGGCTGAGCCGAAGCTTACGCTCGGCGGCCTGCGTCCGGACATCTGGACGCCGCCAGCTGCGGATGGGGCTGAGGCGCCTCAACGGCGCGCAACTGACTAGGGGATGGGCTGCGGCGGAGGTGTGCGGCCCGGCGCTGGCCGCAGTAGATCGTGACCACACCGGCGGCGCCCACCTGGAGCGGCACGGCGATCAGATCAAGGTTCATCAGTACGAAAGCTTGGGAAGCGGGCATTTTTTGGGCCTCTGCTGTTGTCGAAATTCAGTGTTCCCAGATTAAGTGAATAAAAGGAAACAGTCATGAATATGAATCCTCGCCCCCAGAGTGTCGCCGGCATCCTCCGCGCCGAAATCGAGGCCTGGCGCCGCGCCAACACCATCACCTGCATGAGCCGCGAGGCGTTCGCCGCGATGGTGATGGAGGCGCACCAGGCGCTGGGCGGCGAGGCCGCAACCGGCGTGGAATTCACCTTCTCGGGTGACACCTACACCCAGGCCAAGAAGGCCGCGCAGAAGCTGTTCCGCTGGCTGGACGAGGGCTGCCCGCTGCCGGCTGGGATCGTGCCGAGCATCCTGGCCGCGCTGCCGCTCGACGTGAAGCTGCACTGCCTGAACCAGATGTACCGCCCACTGGGCGTCGAGGCCCGAAGCCTGCAGCCGGTGACGCCGGCGCCGTTCGATGGCATGGCCCACCTCCAGCACATGATCAAGGAAGGCGCGGAGGCCAAGGCGGCGGTGGTGACGGCTGCCATTCAGCAAACGCCCGAAGCGCTGCAGCACGCCATCAAGGAAGTGAACGAATCCATCGAGGCCGACACCGCAGCGAAGCATTCGATGGAAGCGGCGCTCGCCGGCATGGCCGAAACGGTTTCGAAGTGAGCAGCAACCCAGGCGACAGGGGTGTCGCCACCAATACCAACACCACCAGGGGGAGAGCAATGACCGCAGCAGCTGCAGCACCGGCCGGCCAGGCCGAAGAGTTCAACCCGGATCCGGGCGCACTGCTCGATGCGGTGACGAAGCATCTGAACCTGAAGAACGACGCAGCCCTGGCGCGCGCCCTGGAACTCGCCCCGCCGGTGATCAGCAAGATCCGCCACGGCCGGTTGCCGGTGGGTGCCATGGCCCTGATCCGCATGCATGAAGTCTCGGGCATCGAGATCAAGGATCTGCGCGCGCTGATGGGCGATCGCCGCAAGCACTTCCGCGGTCAAGCGTCCGAGTAGACCGCACCCCACCAATACCACGATAACCCGGCGCGCGTCAGCGGATATGCGGGCCGTCATGAAAGGAGGGCACTTGAATCAAACGAACAAGCCGGCGGCGATGACCGAGGAAGCGCGCAAGGAGCGGGTGCGCGAGGTGTTGCGGGCCGCCAGTGAGCCACTCAGCCCGATCCAGATCGCCGAGCGCATTGGCGAAGCCTGGTGCATGTGGAATGGCTCGGGCTTCGGCTCCGCAGTGACGCCGCTGCTGCGCAAGATCGGCGCGAAGAAGAGCAGCGGGAAGTGGTCGTTGAAGGCGCGGCCAAGCGAAGAGTCTGGGTGCGCTGGCGATCTGATGCTGTCGCGCGCTGAAAGCGCTGCGGTGATCCGAGGCCTGATCGACCTTCCGCCTATGGCGGCAGCAATCCCGATCGAGCCCGGCCACGTAATGAGTCGTGAGAGCTACCGGAGACTGGTTGAACAGCAGTCCCAGCAATGAAAAAGCCCGGCGGCAACCGGGCTTCCTGAAACAAGTACAACGCATTGGAGATCGCATGTTAGCAGAAAACTTAAATCCGGCGTCGCAAACCGGTGAAGATCAAGCTTCGGCCGCCCTGGCTGCGCGCTCGGCCCACTGGGAAAACGTCCGCACTACACTGGTTGCGCAAAAGGGATGGTCGACCACGCAGGAAGACTTCGACACAGCAGCGCTGTCAAACCTCGTGATCCTGAACGACTGGCTGCGGCCGGGGGATACCGTCTACTCGGCTGACACGAAGGAAATCAAGCTGGCCGACCTGATCACGGCAGACGATGTCATCGCGATCGTAGCTGCCCGCGTCAAATCGATCCTTGGCGACGAGATGGCATCTGGCTATCCCGACGTCAGCGAGTCGAGCAAGAAGATCCTTAACGGCGCCCTGCGCGCCTGGATGCACCTGTCATGCCCGCCGGAGTTCTTCGGCGTCGAGAACATCCAGCCCCACAAGGTGACGGACCTGGACCTGGATGCGGCCGCGCGTGTCGTGATCGGCGGTGCGCAATGAGCACGCTCATCGATCGCGCCGGCACCGTCAGCTTCGGCGACGCCAGCCTGCACATCTGGGAGGAGGGCATCAGCGCGGCGCGCGCCGCAGGTGGATTTGCCGGTGAGCAGGCGTGGGAGCGCAAGTTCAAGCGCGATGTGTTCGCGCGGATCGTCCAGTCCCTTAACCGCCTGGGCTGGACCTGCACCATGCCGGCTATCGATCCTCACGACGTCAAGCACTATGGCGGAAAAGTCGCCAGATGGGCGGCCGAGCGTCGCCGCATCTGCAATAAAGGCGACCTCAAGGCTGAACTGGAAATCAGCGGCCGCTGCATCAAGCTGGACATGTTTCAGAACGTCTACGCTCCTGACCGGCCTGACCACGACGGGCGCTACCAGCCGAACAAGGAGAGGTGCATGCCGTACCTGTTGCGCCTTGAGATGGAGCGCGCGCGGCGCCGCATCCGCGACTACCTGTGCAACGTATTTGCCGAGTATGCGTTCAAGCCGTCCGATCCAGAACTCGGCTTCAATGGCGTGACCGCGCTCGAGTATGCGGCTCATAGCCGTCGCACGTCGGGCCATTACGTGGCATCGCTCGACCGCGCAAAGATCTCCAACAACGGCGATGACCAATCGGCAGACGGTTACCAGCTCGAGAACGGCATGCCGGTCTATGCGATCACTCGCAACGGCCGTGTCGTCACCGGCCTCGCGTTCTACAGCCTGAATGGCAACTGGCAAATCGTGAGCGGTCGATACGACCTCGCCTACGTCTGGCACAACCAGGTCTACGTGAAAAGCCCGGGCAATGTCCGCGTCAAGCGTAATGACGACCTCCGGCGCAAGCGCCTGGAAGGCGAGATGACCAAGGCTGTCAAGGAGATGCGGTTTGAACGCGCTGCCCAGCTGCGCGACATCTTGTTTCCAGGCGATCAGCCGCTGTTCAACGTCTGGCACTACGGCCACCAGCTGTATCACCGCGCGGGGTTCTGCGGCTACACCGCCGACCAATCTCAAGCGGGCAAGTTCACTGCCCAAGAGGTGCGTGGTTGGGATGCAGGGCAAAACAAAGTCATTGAAATCGTTCGCGCGAAGGAAGCCGCATGACCCGCTCTCACTCCACCCCCAACAGCCACACCGCCGCCCGCGCGGCGAACCTCCGCAAACTGGTGGAAGCCCTGACGGTTCGCGAGATGCCGCGCGGCGAGATCGCCAAGCTGCTGGGCATCGGCGAATCTGCTGCGCGCACGTACATCGCAGACCTGCGAGAGCACCTGACGATCCTTCACTGCGAAGCCGCCGTCACATGGCCGCTGAAGCCGGGCGTCTACCGGCTCACAGCGACCCCGGAAGCGATCGCTGCCTGCCTCGAAAGCCTGTGCGACGTCACCGCGGTGCGCCCGGTGCGGGCCTCGAGCATGGAAATCGCAGCGCGCGACCCGCGCCGGCACTTCCACATCCTGAGCGACGACGAGCACTACGCGGTCCGCGTCAGCCGCGCTGCGCCGGCGCGTGACCCGATGGTTGCTGCGCTGTTCGGCGCCGGGCCTGCGAGGATGGAGGCGCGGGCGTCATGACTTACATCCACCAATCCGAATGGCGCTGCATCGGCTGCCGCCAGACCGCAGACCAGCCGCACCTTAAAGGCTGCAAGTTTGAGGGTTACACAATCCGGAGGCCCGCATGATCACCGCCCTTATTCAAGCCACCCCAGGCCGCAGTGCCGACATCTACACCGCGGCGGCTATCATCGATAAAGCCGGCCCGATGCAGCGCGTCGAGCTGTTCGCCGCCATGGACTTCGGCCCGAGCAACAACCGCGAGAACAAGCTGCGCGAGGCCTTCGAGACCGGCTGGCTGCGCGAGACGCCGTCGGGCCACATCGAGCTGACCGAGTACTCAAAGCGTCACTTCGAAGCCCAGAAGCCGAAGGAGAAGTACGTCGGCGAAATGACGCCGCCAGCGTACCGCCCGAGCATCTTCGCCAGCCAGGGCCTGAGCAAGCGCTACATCCCGGATCGCCGCGGCCCGCGCGCGGATGTGCCGGCTTGGTCGGTGCGTGAGTCAGTGAGCATCAAGACCATCGGAAGGACCGAGCCATGAAAGAGCGTCCAATCCTCTTCACCGGCCCGATGGTCCGCGCCATCCTGGACGGCAGCAAGAAGCAGACGCGGCGGATCATGAAGCCGCAGCCCGAGCCAACGCCGTCGGACTATCCCGGCCGCGCCGGGCATTGGTGGCCGAGCAATATCGTTCAGTCGATGGTGCATGTAGAGCAGGAGCTGCAGAACAAGCATGGCGGCTGGGGCGGGTTTTGTCCCGATGTTTGCCCGCATGGCCAGATCGGTGACCGCCTGTGGGTTCGTGAGGCACATCAGTATTACAACTGGACCGATGATGGAGCGCCCTGCATTCGTTATCAGGCTGACGGCGGCGTCGCCTGGCCGATCGTTCCTGGCGAAAAAGCCGACGAGGTCGAGGAAATTTGGGCTGATCTGTCGCTACCGGGGAACTGGGACATCGATAACCACGCGCGTGACCGTAAATGGCGCCCCAGCATCCATATGCCGCGCTGGGCCAGCCGCGTCCTGCTGGAGATCGTGTCGGTGCGCGTCGAGCGGCTGCAGGACATCAGCGAGGTCGACGCTATTGCCGAGGGTGCGACGCATATCCGCAGCAAAGCCTGGGACCGCGAGCACTTTCCGGAATGGCGTTACCTGTTCGAGGAAGCCGTCGCAGCCGGCGTCAAGCCGCCGATCGGCCCGTCGCCGGCGCAAGCGTACGAGAAGCTGTGGGAGAGCATCAACGGCGCTGGCAGCTGGGACGCTAACCCTTGGGTGTGGGTGGTCGAGTTCAAGCGGGTGGCGGGATGATCTGTAGCGCTACCACTCGCATAGGCATCCACAAGTGCGCGCGCAGCCATTCCTGTCTAAGCAACGCGCATGAAGTGCAGTCGCCTCCTACCGAAGGACGTGGTTATATCAAAAGTCCGTCGATGTCACTGGACTCTTTATGTCAGGAGCAGAAGCAGCTTCTCCACTTCCTGTTTGGTCAGGCGATAGCCTTCTCGGAGCGGCCGGCAATGCGTGACCAGATCTTTATACCTTGTTTCGATAGCTACTTCATCCGAGCTGATCTTACTGTGATGCCATTCATCTATCAAACGGTTATTGAGGTGAATAGAGAGGAAAAATCCGGTGGCAAATCTATAGGTCCGAACGATCTGATCTCGCGTGCGGTCATCGCGAATTATTCCAAGCTTTGGGAGCAGGGCGTTATAAATTTTAAATGGATCGTCTGGCACCGGCTGGTGAACCAAATGTGGCTCTCCCGGAGCGAGATTTTCCAGTCTAGCGCCGAAAATATCTGTTACTCGTTCAAATATGAGGGAAATTTCTGTTCGAATCAGTCGCAAGAGCGAGTTAATTTCATCAGATTCTTTCTGCTTTTCTCGCCGTTCGTGCGCCTCATTCTGTTGCCAAGGAACCCAGACGGCCACAAGAATCGCCCACACAGAGCCTACTGCCTGCAGCCATCCGGGCCAGTCAGCACGCGTCAAATTGTAGTGACTGCCGACCACGAAGGTAAGAATTGCCAAGATGGCTGTCGCGTACAGGATGAAGCCAGGCGAGCCTGTAATCTCACGGAGTTTGGTTGTCATCATGGAATCGTATCATGATGCGCCGCTCACCCCTCAAGCCCGGCGCCAAGCCGCTCGCACGCCGCACGCCGATGCGCCAGGTCGGATTCTCGCGCGCCAGCAGCAAGACCCCCGCCGCCGGCGCGGGCCTGCTACGTGTCGCTGCGGTTCAGGCCAAGGCGCGCGATCGCGAAGCCAAGCCGGCGAAGTCTCGCAAGCCGATGAAATCGAGCCGCCCGAAGATGACGCCGATCCGCGCCTCGGCGCGCGGCCAGGACTGCACGCTGCGCTTCCCGGGTATCTGCAACCGCAACCCGGAAACCACGGCCTGGTGCCACTCCAACCGCCTCGAAGACGGGAAGGGCATGGGCCTGAAGGCGCCAGACCATCACGGCTGCTACGGATGCTCGGAATGTCATGCATGGCTGGATGGCGGGTATGCGGGCCGCGTGCCGCGCGAGGCGGTCGACGCGCGGTTCGATGCGGCGCGGGCCGAGAGTCAAGAAATCCTCAAAACGAAGGGCCTGCTGCCGGTCGGCGCGGCCACTGAACAAATCACTACGGAGTTATGACCATGGGTGCATTTTGTGTTTTTGGTGTGAGCCGGCAGGTATGCCGGAAGCTGGCAGAGAAAGCCGTCCCGACCTACAGCAAGGAGCTGAAGCGCGAGATGACCGCACCGGAGTGGGGCGCTTGTGTGGCGGTCGAGGCTGACCGAATGTTCGAGGAGTCGGAAAAGCAGGTCCGAATCTCGCCCGAGCTCGACGCCCCGCAGTTTTGCCATGACTGGATCGCCGCATCTCCGGGTGACGTCAAGCTGACGCGCCTCATGTACCGCGGCCCGAAGATCGACAAGCACGGCGCCGTGGTCCTGAAGGATGGCGTGCCGTCGCTGACCTGGTTGCCGTACGACGAGGCGAAGCCGGTGGCGCGCCCGTTCGGCGAGCCGGCGCACACAGAAGCGACCTTCGCCTAATGACGCGCGCAGCCAACAACCCTGACCCGCGGCGTGCGTACCAACTCGGCCGCATCCTCTCCGCACTGGAGGTCGAGGCGCTGACGTCCCAGCAGCTGGGCGACAAGCTGCACCTCTCGCGCAGCGGTATTCAGAAATACCTGCAGGAGATGATGGCCGAGAGACCGCGCTTGGTGCACATCTCCGGCTTCGAGCCGAACCCGGACGGGCACAAGGCAGCGCCGAAGTATGCCCTGGGTGACAAGGAGGATGCCAAGTACGAGAAGTCTCGCGCGCCGAAGGGTCGAATCACTGCCGAGGATCAGTACAAAAAGATCCTGCGGAAGTTGCGTATCCGACCGATGACGGCCGCCGAAGTGGTCAAGGAGATGCTGCTGCAGCGAGCGCGCATCTATGTGTTCGACATGCACGCCGCCGGCCGGATCCACATAAGTGGGTGGAGGCAAGACGCGACGGGCGCATGGCGATCTCCGGTGTATGCGGCCGGCGCCGGCCAAGATGCCCCGCGTCCTGGGTCGCAGTCGCAGCGAGAGAAGGGCGCCCGCGCCTGGCAGAAGCTGAAGGCCGATCCGCACCGGCACGGCCTGCTTCTGCAGCGAAACCGAATGCGCAAGAACCCGCAGACCTGGTTCTCGGCGCTGATGTAATAGAAAGGAAAACGACATGGGAAGCATGCTGAACCTGCAAAACACCGGCGCCGAGCAGACGATGTCGAGCCGCGAAGTCGCTGAACTGACCGGACGGCGCCACGACCAGGTGCTGCGCACCGCGCGCGAACTAGTCGAGCAGGGGGTTACACAATCTGTGGAGACCCGCTACCGCCACGAGCAGAACGGCGTCGAGTACCCGGAGCACCGGTTGAACAAGCGGGACTCGCTGGTCCTGGTCGCCCGGCTGTCGCCGGAGTTCACCGGCCGGATCGTCGACCGCTGGATGGAGCTGGAGGCCGCTGTGCCGGCGATGCCCGATCTGTCCGACCCGCACGCGCTGCGCGGCCTGCTGCTGCAGTATTCGGAAAAGGTGATCGAGCTGGACGCAAAGATCGCCGCCGACGCGCCGAAGGTGGCCTTTGCAGAGGCGGTCCGTGCGGCTGATGGCACTTGCCACATCGGGAAGGTTGCCAAAGCCCTTGGCTTCGGGCAGAACCGGTTCTTCAAGCGGTTGCGCGCTGACGGCATCCTTCTGGATAACAATTTGCCCTATCAGAAGTACCTCGACCGCGGTTATTTCGAGGTAGACGAGCAGCACCCATATACCGACAGCAAGGGCGTGACGCACCCGACCTTCACGACGATGGTGACTGGTGCCGGCCAAGTGTTCCTGGCGAAACGCTACGCGAACATCGGGGAGGGCGCCCATGCTTAGCCACGAAGCCCTTCGCCAGGCCGCGCAAACCACGCCGGCCGTGCTTGTCCCATCCGAGACGCTGCTCGAGCTGTTGGATCTGGCAGCGAAGGTGGAAAAGAAAACGAAGGCGGCCAAGGCGGCGCGCGAGGTCGACCCGAACGACGAGAAGTGCGCGCGCTGCCTGTTCGACCTGCTGCTCGAAACGATGCCGAAGGCGAGGCAGCCGAACTTCAAGGCCTGGGCGGAAGACGTTCGCCTCATGCGTGAGCGCGACGGCCGCAAGCGCAGCGAAATCTGTGAGCTGTTCCAGTGGGCGCAGAAAGACCGGTTCTGGCGCGCGAACATCCTGTCGCCGGCTAAGCTGCGCGACAAGTGGGACCAGCTGTGGATCGTGCGCGCGACGGCTGCCGAGCCGAAGCCAGCCGGCGCCGGCGCCTGGTGGAAGTCTGACGCCACGCGGCTGGCTAAGGCGATCGAGGTGGGGGTTGGGCCTGCGCACTTCGGCGAGTCCCTGGACAGCTGGGAGGCGCGCATCCGCGCTGCGATCGATAACGGCGGCAAGCCGCCCGCGCCGCCGCGCCTGGCGCAGATCGTCACGCCGCCGCCGGCCGCGCCGATCCCGACTCAAACGCCCGAGGCGCCGCCGCGCCGCGCCGGCCGGCCTGAGGGATTGACCAAGATGCTCAAAGACTTGGGCCGCGCTGCATGACCGAAGAGATCAACGACATCTGCGCCCTGTGCAAGCACTTCAAAATGCGGGAATACCCGGAGCACGCCCGCGTCGGCCTGGGCCGGTGTATGGGCTACGACAACGACCCGGTCACGAAGCTGGCCAATCCGTTTATCCCATGGGGCAAGAAGAAGTGCGCGCGGTTCAAGCAGGACTACGCCGGCACTGAAAAGCGCGTCGAGTGGATCAAAAATCGTCGCAAGCAAGAGCAAAACAACAATGCATTTACACCAAAATGAAAGGATGACATGAACGGCTCCCACGAAATGCTGACCTTCCACCCGATCGAGGATGCGAAGCCGACGAACCCGAAGGACATGGTGGGCGTGCGCAAGGCGCCGATGTCGACGGTGCCGGCTTCGGTGCTGGCCGAGATTGGCGTAGCCATGCTGGAAGGGGCGAGCAAGTACGGCCGCCACAACTACCGCGCCGTGGGCGTGCGCGGCTCCGTCTACTACGACGGCACGATGCGGCACCTGATGGCCTGGTGGGAGGGTGAGGACCTGGACCCGGATTCGGGTATGTCGCACATCACGAAGGCGATCACCTCGCTGGTGGTCCTGCGAGACGCCATGATGCAAGGGAAGTTCACAGACGACCGCCCGCCACGCTCGGTGCCGTTCTATCCGGGCCTGAACGCCGGCGCCGCCGACATCATCGACCGCTACGCTGACCGCAACCCGGTGCACTACACCATCACCTCGCCGGAGTTCGATAAATGACTCAGACCCGCCTCGGCTCGTTCATCGAAGCCATCATCAACGTGATCATCGGGTTCGCCATCAACTATACCGCGAACATGCTGATCTTCCCGATGTTCGGGTTCCACATCACACCTGGCGCCAACTTCCTGATGGGCTGCATCTACACGGTTATCAGCGTGGTGCGTTCGTACACGATTCGCCGCTGGTTCAACGCCAGGCTGCACCGGCTGGCCAGCGTTGTCGCGGCATCCGTGGAGGCGCGCCAGTGATCGTGATCGATCTACCGTTCCCAAGCTCAAAGCTCAACCCGAATCGGTCGAAGGGCGTGCACTGGGCTGCCACGTCGGCCCTGCGCAAGTCCGCTCGCTCGGCGGCGTACACCATGACTCGGGTGACGGCGCTCGGTACGCCCTGGTACACCGTCGAGCGCAGCAAGGCCGACACGGTCCCGCTGGTGATAACGTTCATTCAACCGGACCGGCGCCACCGCGACCGCGACAACCTGCTGGCCGCTTGCAAGCCGGCGCTGGACGGCGTGGCTGACGCCCTGGAGATCAATGACAGTCAGTTCGACCCGGTGACAATCCGGCGCGAGTACGGGTCGAAGCCGGGCGGCGTGCGTATCGAGATTGGTACGCCGCTCGACCTGCTGGTAGAGGCAGCGTAAGCCGGCGGCAACCCGCGCGCCGTCAGCACGCGGTGATCTTGCCAAATTATGCGGACTTCTTGCGACGGCGTGCTACGCCGACTGCACTGAGCGCACCGACTGCCAGCAGGGCCAGGCTGCCTGGCTCTGGGACTTGCGTCGGGTCATAGTAAGGGATGTCCCTCGGGATTACGTAGGTATTGTAGTTGTCCAGGGTGTTCGCGAGACTAGCGTCCATTGGCACTTGAGTCACAAAGCCAGAGTAGGTCACGTCGCGCGTAGGGAAGGTTTCAGGATGTGGAGATTGCGGCCCTGGCTGGCTGAATACGCGCATGGTGTAATTAAATGTGTCTGGGGTCGCTCCTTCGCTAAAGAGGATCCACATCTGGCTACTGTAATCTTCTAGCTGAATGTCCCGCACATACATATTGGTCGGGCCCAGGCCGATAAAGCTGGTAGTTGTTTCGAGCAGCCAACTTTGGTGATAGCTCTCAGCGCGCTCTCGAGGACGGAAGGTGCCGCCGGGAGTTTCTATCCGATAGAAAGCTACAGATTTGTCTTCTTCTCGAATAACGAGCGTACTCATTCCTGAATTGTAGGGGCCGGTCGCGCCGTAAAAGTTGTATTGAATATATCCAGCAGAAGCGCTGGTCGAAAGAAGCGCAGTTGCGGCCAATGCAAGAAGTTTCTTCATCATGGTGAGTGTTAGCAATCATTATTATGAAAGCTAACTCATAGCAATTTCCATACCATTCGTTACATTTCCAAATTAATCAATGCCTTGTAAGGTTTCTAAGATACTGTTGGGAAAAGGGTGTAAAGTTATCCGACGGAAATAAAGAATTACAATTGTTCTATCTAAATCTACGCGAAAAACCACATATTTCAATTTAGAAAACTTAGTGCAGGGCAATTTTATTGATTCAGAGTGGTAAGCTTCTGGCAGTTGGAACTCATCCATACCACCGGAGATAGAAATGCCTTTCGAAGACCGCTACCTGAATGCACTGAACAGCACGAACCTGCTGGACGACGACAAGCATCACCAGACCGAAGCCCTGGCGGCGGCGGCGCTAGCGGACCTGTCGGGCGGCTCGGGCAGCATCTTCGGCAGCATGCTCGCGCGCGCCAAGATCGACGGCGTGCCGCGCGAGGCGATCGCATCCGGCAGTCACAGCCTGGCGGTGCTCCTGCGTGTGTGGAAGGAGGCGGTTTTCCAGAAGGGCAAAGACCGCAAGTGGCTGAAGATCGTCAACCCATGGGACATCCCGGCGCTCGAAGGCATCTGCAACAAGATCGCGCTGCAGTCCCTGGCGCACTGGCTCGGCGGGGAGTGCTCGGTATGCAAAGGCACGAAGATCCACGCCGGCCGCGCGTGCACGCACTGCACCGAGACGCCTGGCCGCGAGCCGGTGGAGGGCAGCGGCCTCCTGCGCGAGCGCATCAAGGACATGATCAGCGACCTAGAAGGCCTGTATCAGTCGCACGCTGCGCGCGCCGGCGCCAAGATGCGCAAGGCTGCATGATGATGTCGGGAAACTTTACAGTATCTGTCAGGTTGCGTCTAAAAGATGTTGAATTTAAAAGGCTTATTGATTTGGCACGATAGTTGCTAGAGCTCCCTGCATAAAATTCTAGGGAGAGTTCATAATGATTAAAACTATTTTCGCTACTGCGGCTTCGCTGTTATTTGCCGCTGCACCGATGGCGTCCGCCACCACCATCAACCTGAATTTCGATCTGTTCGCATACGGCACGGACATCCACGATTACTACAATGGCGGGCGCGACAGCCTGAACAGGGCAGGCTCGCCCGACTACGGCATCAGCTTTAGTCAGGATCGGGTCAGGTACACGTCTCTTGGGGGTTATCTTTCGGGGCCCGTAATCATGACTTTAGATCCGAACAAGATTCGCGCGGCTCTGGGGTCCGATAACTACTACATCACGTTTAGTGCTGCGCGCGATGACATAGATGGCGGCTCCGCATTTGTTTCGTACGAAAGCGGATTTATGGACTCTATTTGGATTGCCGGTAACGGCAACCCGTACTGCACCACCTACCCAGGCGCGCCAGCTTGGTATGGACCCTCGTCAGGTGCGTGTGATCGACAATATCTCGGATTCATGTCTGGCTACTACACCTATACTGGTCAAGGCGGCGTCACCAGCATTTCGTTCGGCACAGACAGGTTAGACAATATTCAAATCCGCTCGATCTCTGCCGGCGAAACCCCGGTGCGCCCACCGTCCTATTATGCTGGCGCCAACATCCCGGAGCCTGGCTCGATGGCTCTCATCGCTGTCGGCGCTGCAGCATTCGTTGCTCGACGTCGACGCGCCGAAAAACGTGTTGTAAAGCAAGCGGAACAGGCGTAAACTTCAGTCTTCCAATTCCCTCGGTCCAATGTAATGTGCGCGAAAGCGCCACCATAACCCGAGGTAGACGAGTGCCCAGCCCGCAGTAAAGCCGGCGCTCGCCTGAAATATCTAGATAGCCCACCCATTGGTGGGCTTTTTATTTTGCGGCCCACCCTGCAGATAGCATCGGGGCTCGCAAGTGGACCTCGCCAGTCGAGGCGCCACACCACCGCTGATTGCTCACGATACTACTTACTCCTAGCGCCCGGTTATACGAGAGGCTGGGTGCTTTGGGGCGAGCAGTCAGCGGCGGTGTGGTGGGAGCACCCTTTGCCGTTCAGAGTCTGCGTGAAACTAAGCCCTGGACGCTTCCGCCGCAACCCATCTCCTCCGCCAAGAGTCTTTTGGACTTCGCCGCCTGTCGCAGCAATGCGCCGGCGGCTTTTTTATTTGAGGTACGCGATGCGTCAGCCGGTCATGATGAAAGTCGAGATCGGCGGCGACGTCGTGCGCCGTGTTGGCGAGGTCGAGATCCTCGCACGCGACTCAGCGGGCCGCCCGACTATCTCGCACATGCGCCCGCAGCTGCTGGCCGGCGAGGCGCTGCGCGAACGCATCGGCCGCATACCCGAGATCATCAAGGACATCGCATGAAAGGCATCGTCGACATCTACCGCGCCGAGATCCTGCGCGCCGTACTGGGCCCGCACGCCCACGCTGCCAAGGTCGACAACCCGGAGCGCCTGCGTCAGATCGCCGAGCACCTTGCGGACAGTGAGCTGGCTCAGTCTGCGCTGCAGGCCAAAGGCTATGGCCGCGGCGGCCGCACCTTTCTCGAGCTGACGCGCGAGGTGCCGAACTACACGCCCGGCATGCTGGCCCGAATGTTCGCGCCGCGCACGCCGGCGCACTATCCGATCCCGGCCGCGCGCCACACTGCATGAGCGCCCTGACCTGGATTGCATTGGGCGCCTCGCTCGGCCTGTTGGTTGTGCCTGGCCTGGCCTTCATCGGCGTACTTGCCCTCGTGCTGTCGCAGCTGGATCGCCGCCGCTATGTGCGGCGCCTGCATCGGATGCGCCGCGGTTGAATCAGCAACTGGAGTTTGCCATGTTCCAAGTCACCCTCATTCTCGCTTGCGCCCTGTGCGGCGCTGGCGGTTTCGCCGTTGCGGCTTGGTCAATCCAATACACCCGCAAGCGCATGGCTGCGCAGTCGGCGCAACCATGCTGCGTCCAAGGCGCCAATGTTCAGATGGGCGCTGTCGCGGATCTCGCGGCATTCCAGAAATTCACTGTAGAAGAAGTGGCCCGCGCGTTCGGCGTTCCGGTACGCCTGATTCGCGACGTCGAGTACGACCGCGAACTCGAACACAAGCGGGCGCGCGACACGCTGTGCAAATGGGGCTTCGATGCCTGGATGCGGGCGCGTACCGAGCATGCGCATCGTGAGTTCATGGAGCGCACGTCGAACCTGCCGCCTTGCGACACCAGCATCGGGGGCATTGCGCGATACATGGGCGCTCCGCTGAGCTGATGTTTGGACCGCTTGCCGCCCCCTGTTTTTGCTGAGCGAGCTATCATCTAGCCCAACGGTTCTGGATGTTGTGATTATGCAGATAAGCGTCGCGCCAGCGTGCCCGTGCGGCCAGCCGGTCACGAAAGTGTTCAAGTCTGGCAAGTACGGCAAGTACTGCCAAGAGTGCATGGGAAAGCAGGTAGGCCGCGCAAAAGGAGCATGGCGACAGGGTAGTATCGCATGCGCTCACTGCCGCGCCACCTTCGTCCCTGGGTTTGCCCACCAAAAGTTCTGCTCCGACCAGTGTAAGTATCGCGAGAGGGATCGGCGCAATAGTGCGACCGGCCTGCCTCGCGCTGACTACCTTGCTTCATTAGCTGCTTCGACTGCGAAAAAGCGGGCATTCAAGTGCGCGAGGTGCGGCGCCCATGCTGCTCGTCGTCTTGGTGGCGCGAACGCAGCCGCGGGCTACGTGAACAAGTACTGCTCCCTACCTTGTCGGGATGCTGCGTATGCGGCAGACGCACTGGAGGCGCGCCTAAGCAAGGGGCCTTACACCAGGTGCTTCGGCCTACACTGCCAAGCGTGCAGCACCCCATTCGTGTCACGCTACGAAAAGTCGACGTGCAGTCGAGCATGCGCTACTCGACTAGGTGCACGGCGGGCGCATGCGACTGCGGGGCGTGCTGTCCGATGCGAAGGGTGTGATAGCGAGTTCTGCCCGATCTACGGCCATGGCACCGCGACGCTTTGTGCGCCGTGCGCGCTGGCTCGAGCTAGGGCCCAGCGACTGGCCGCTAAGGTACTGCGCCGCGCCCGTCAGAAAGCGGTAACCGTCGAGACAGTTGACCCGCTCGCCGTGTTCGAGCGTGATGGCTGGACGTGTCAGATATGTCACGTTGCTACGCCGAGAAGTAAGCGCGGCACGTATGACGACGACGCGCCTGAGCTTGACCACATCGTAGCACTGGCTGGCGGTGGTGAGCACTCGTATCGCAATACGCAATGCGCATGCCGGCGGTGCAATGGCTTGAAGTCGGACGGATCTACCGATGATGTTCTTGCGCGCCTAGCCGAGTTGCTTAATAAATGAAGAGGTTTCATGCCTGCACGCCCGAAGTCGATCTGTCGAAAGGCGGCGTGCGGCGCGCTCGTGGATGCCCCGGGCTACTGCGCGAAGCACGCCAAACAGTCGTCAGGCTGGGAGCGCAGCAACGGCGGCAAGACCAGCAGTGAGCGCGGCTACGACTACGCTTGGCAAAAGCGCCGTGAGCGCATCCTGAGTCGCGATGCTGGCCTCTGCCAGATCAGGGGTCCAGCCTGCCGATTCATCGCGGGGGAGGTTGACCACAAGGTCAACAAGGCCGCTGCGCGCGCCCTGGGCTGGACCGATGAGCAGATCGAGGACGACTCAAACCTGCAGGCAACCTGCGGCACTTGCCACAAGGCAAAGACAGCTGCCGAACGTACCCGGGCGGGGTAGGTCTTGGGGCCTTTTCGGACCTAGACCGACTAGTCCGCACAATTCTTACTTCCGCAATTCAGAATTCTGAGTATTAGGAGGGCTACCGATGCCCAAACCCCGAACCCCTTCGACGGTGCTCGAGGCTCGGGGTGCTTTTGACAAGGACCCCGGCCGTCGTCGCGAAGACTTCGAAGCCGGCGCCTTCGACCCGGCGCCGCCGAAGTACTTCACCGTCAAGCAAAAAGCTGTTTGGACCGAGATCGTCACCGCGTTGCCGGCATCGGTCCTGCAGGCCACCGACCACATTGCGGTCGAGCTGGCGGCGCGCCTGATCGCCAACTTCCGTGCGCAACCGGATACGGAGGTGACGTCGGCCCAGGTCGCGCAGATCAGGACCGCCCTCGCGGTGCTCGGCATGACGCCGGCCGACCGGTCCCGCGTCTCGGCGAAGAAGGAGCCTCAATCCAACCCGTTCCTCGAAATGATGGGCGGCGGTAAAAAGGCACACTGAGCATGCCGGCCGATTTTGTCGGCAAGGCACTGGAATACGCGCAGGCAGTCGTCAAAGGCAAGATCGTCGCATGCAAGTGGGTCAAGCTGGCCTGCAAAAAGCACCTGGACGATCTGAAGGCCAGCCGGCGAAAGGCATTCCCGTATTACTTCGACGAGGATGCGGCCAATAAGGTTTGCACGTTCCTGTCGCTGATGCCCCATACCAAAGGCAAGTGGGCGCGAAAGCGCGAGACGATCACGCTGGAGCCATGGCAGTGCTTCGGATTCGTCGCGCTGTTCGGCTGGAAGATCAAGAAGAACGACCGGCGCCGGTACCGAAAAGCGTACTTCGCAGTACCGCGAAAGAACGGCAAGTCGATCATCGGTTCTGGCATCGGCTTGTACATGTTCTCGGTCGACGGCGAGTTCGGCGCCGAGGTCTACTCGGGCGCAACCACCGAGGCGCAGGCTTGGGAGGTGTTCCGCCCGGCTAAGCAGATGCTCGAACGCACGCCGGAGCTGCAGCAGGCGCTGGGCGCTGAGGTGTGGGCCAAGGCGCTGCTGGTGCCGGCCGATGGGTCGCGCTTCGAGCCGGTCATCGGCAAGCCTGGCGACGGCGCCTCGCCGTCCTGCGCGATCGTCGATGAGTACCACGAGCACGATACGTCCGAGCTGGTCGACACGATGGAGACCGGCATGGGCGCGCGCGAACAGCCGCTGCTGCTCATGATCACGACGGCCGGCTTCAACATCGCTGGCCCGTGCTACGACCAGGAGGTCGAGGCCAAGAAGGTGCTTGAGGGCGTCCTCGACGACCCCGAGCTGTTCGCCCTGATCTACACGATCGACGAGGGCGACGACTGGACGAAGCCGGAGGCGCTGCGCAAGGCCAACCCGAACTTCGGGATCTCGGTCGACGAAGACTTCCTGCTGGCGCAGCAGCGCGGGGCGATCCAGAGCGCGTCCAAACAGACCCGCTTCAAGACCAAGCACCTGAACATCTGGTGCTCGGCGAAGTCTGCCTGGCTGAACCTTCTGGACTGGAATAAGTGCATGGACCGCACGCTGCGCCCTGAGCAGTTCAAGGGTGAGCGGTGCTACATCACGCTGGACCTGGCAAGCCGCTCGGACGTCTGCGTGATCATGCTGATGTTCGTGAGGGTGATCGACGGGAAGCAACACTTCTACCTGTTCGGCCGCTACTACCTGCCTGAGCATGCAATCGAGAATGACCCGAAGAACTCGGGCGCGTACCGCAAGTGGGTGATCGAGGGCTTCCTTGAGCAGCACGACGGTGCCGAGATCGACTTCGATCTGATCGAGCAAGACACCCTTGAGCTGGTGAGCGAGTACGGACCGGAGGAGGTCGTGTTCGACCCGTACCGGGCGGCGCAGTTGGAGCAGCGGCTGACCAAAAACGGCATCACCGCCGTCGAGTTCCGGCAGATTGTGGCCAACATGTCGCTCCCGATGAAGGAGCTCGAGAGCGCGATCAAGGCCGGCCGCGTGCACCACGACGGCAATCCCATGCTGACCTGGATGATGTCCAACGTCGTCGCGAAGCTGGACGCTAAGGACAACATCTACCCCCGCAAGGAAAAGCCCGAGCAGAAGATCGACGGCCCGGTGGCTGCGATCATGGGTGTGGGCAGAGCCATCAGCGGCGAGTTCGCTGCAACATCATTCTGGGAATCCTGATGAAAAAACTGATCACGATGGTTCCCGACGCCCTTATCGTCAGCGGCGCCGGGGCGCTGTCCTATGGTGCGGGTCTGCTGCACCCGGCCGCCGGCTTCATCATGGCCGGAATCCTGTTGCTGGCCGGCGGCGTGAGCGCGGCCCGCCGCCTGCCGGTCGAGAAGGATGAGGCCTGATGTCATTCTTCGTCCAAAAAGGACGCCGCAACCAGGCGTTCACCGAGCCGTTCTGGCAGGAGTGGATTGGCGCCCTGGAGTCGGCAACTGGGAAAACGGTCAACTGGAAGACTGCACTCCAGGTCGCGACCGTGTTTGCCTGCTGCCGCGTGATCGGCAATGGCTACGCCCAGGTTCCGTTCAAGCTGATGCAGAAAAGCGGGCGCCGCCGCGTACCAGCGACAAAGCACCCGCTGTACCGCCTGCTCTCGCTGAAGCCCAACGACTGGCAGACCAGCTTCGAATTTCGCCAGATGCTGGCGTGGCACATCGAGCTGTGCGGCAACGCTTTCGTATTCAAGAATCGGAGCGCGACCGGCAAGTACATCGAGTTGATCCCGCTCCCGCCTGGAAGGGTAACGCCGAAGCAGGATGAGAATCTCCGCATTACGTACGAAGTGATGGGATTGGACGGCACAACGCGGACCCTCACCAAGGAGCAAATCTGGCATCTGCGCGGACCGACCATCGACGGTTTTCATGGGCTGGACGTCATCAAGCTGGCGCGCGAAGCCATCGGACTCGCAATGGCCACAGAGGAGGCGGCGGCGCGGCTGCACAAGAACGGCGTCCAGAACGCAGGCGTTTATGCGGTCGAGTCCACGCTGGACAAGAAGCAGTATGACGACCTGTCGGGCTGGATTGCCAAGCAGTTCGCCGGCCTGCAAAACGCTGGCAAGCCGATGATTCTCGACCGCGGCGCCAAGTTCCTAAATACGTCCATGACTTCGGTCGACGCACAGAGCAATGAGACCCGGAAGACGCAAGTAGAACAGATCTGCTCGTTCATGGGCGTGCTTCCCATAAAAATCGGGTTTGCCGACAAAACAGCCACTTTTGCTAGCGCTGAGGAAATGAATCGAGCGCACCGCGAGGACTGTCTGGCTCCGCGATGGGAGTCGTTTGAGCAGTCGGCAATGATCAATCTCCTGACCGACGAGGAGATCGACGAGGGGCTTTACTTCAACTTCACCGAAGAGGGGATGCTCCGCGGTTCAGCCACGGAAACGAAGGACATTATCCTGGGTTATGTGAATGGCGGGATCATGTACCCGAACGAAGGGCGTGACTTGCTCGACCTAAACCCTGACGACGATCCCGCCAGCGACCAGCTGCGCATCCCAGCAAACATCGTCGGCGAGCCAAAGCCCGCCGAGTCCGCAATACCCGCTCCCCAGGAGTAATTCCGAATGCCCCAACCGAATATGCAGCGCAAGGCTGCAGGCCGAGTGCTGTCCGCTGAAAACGAGCGCCTGCTAATCGAGGCGCGAAACAATCTCGATACCGTCCTCTCGAAGCTGGCCTCGGAAGACCCGGAAGATTCCGGCTCGCTCCGCTACGTCAACCGCAACGCGCTCAAGCCCGGCCATGTGCGCATTAACCAGCTGGCCGACAACGAAACCGAGGTGCTGATCTACGGCGACATCGGAGGCGGCTGGTGGGATGAGGGCATCACCGGCGAATCGATCTCGAACCAGATCGCCAACCTCGACGTCGACACGATCCATGTTCGGATCAACAGTGGTGGCGGCCTGGTGTTCGAAGGTCTGGCCATCTACCAGGCGCTCGCCCGGCATGACGCCAAGATCGTCGTGCACATCGACAGCATCGCGGCCTCGATCGCCAGCGTCATTGCGATGGCCGGCGACGAGATCCGCATCAGCGAGGGTGCGAACCTGATGATCCACAAGCCGTGGTCGGGCATGTGGGGCGACGCTGATGCGTTCCGCAAGGAGGCCGACGTCCTGGATCAGCTGCAGGCCGGCTTGGTCAACATCTACGAGGCGCGCACCGACGCTAAGCGCGCCGACATCGAAGCCTGGGTGAACGCTGAAACCTGGTTCCTCGGTCAGTCGGCCGTCGATGCTGGCTTCGCAGACGTGGTGGTGCCGGCCAAGAAGAAAAAGGCCGCCGCCTCAGCGATGCTGAACCACTTCAAGAACACACCTCAGAACCTGCTGGCATCCGCCGGCGGGCCGGAAATTCGCGAGTTCGAAGCCTTCCTCCGCGACGGAGAAGGGCTTTCGAACGCGCAAGCAAAGCGCATCGCAGCCGCGATGCCGCGGGTGAATCGCGACGATTCCCCGGAGCCGCCAGAAAACCCCCTCCGCGATGGTGGGGACCCTGCGGATGAACAGCGCGCCGCGGCCTCGCGGATCGCGCAGCACATCAAAAACATCACCTCCACCATCAAGGAATGACCATGGCAGACAAAGACGCCGCACAAGAAGTAATGGAAGCGTTCAACGAGTTCAAGCGCACCAACGACGCGAACCTGCAGAAACGCAGCGCCGACCTGGATGCGAAGCTCGACAAGATCAACGCTGCGCTGGACAAGCACGAAGATAACAGCCAAAAGCTGGTGCTGATCGACCAGCAGAACAAGGCCATGCAGCAGCAGCTGGACGCCATCGAGAAGATCGCAAATCGTGCGGGCCTGGGCGGCGCCGGCGGCGAGCAGGCCAAAGCGGCCCGCGAGTACCTGGACGCATACAACCGCGTGCTGCGCAAGTCGCCCGAAAATCGCGACAGCGCCGACATGGCCCTGATCCGCGAGCGCTCGAACGCCCTGGTCAAGGGCGACGATGCCAGCGGCGGCTACCTGCTGGCGCCGCCGGACCTGCAGGCCGACATCATGAAGGACGTGATCGAGATGACCCCGATCCGTTCGCTGGCCACCGTGCGCACCATCGGCGGCCCGAGCCTGAAGATGCGTAAAAAGGTTGGCAACGGCTCAGCCAAGCGCGTGGGCGAAACCGAGAAGCGCACCAACACCGGCGACCCGGCGTACGGCATGATCGAATACCAAGCCCCGGAGCTGTTCGCGCGCATGGAAATCTCGCAGCAGATGCTGGAAGACTCGGATTACGACCTGTTCGCGGAGCTGCGCGAGGATGCCGCCGACCAGTTCTCGGTGAAGGAAGGGATCGAATCGATTTCTGGCACCGGCATCGGCCAGATGGAAGGCATCCTGACCAACGCCCTGGTCGAAGCCATCAACGGCGGCCACGCGACGCAACTGACCGGCGACGGCATCCTGAGCCTGTTCTACGGACTGAAAACCAACTACGCACGCAATGCCGTGTTCGGCATGAATCGCCTGACCCTCGGCGCGGTGCGCAAGCTGAAGGACAACGACGGCCAGTACCTGTGGGTGCCTGGCATTGCCAACGGCGTGCCGAACACCATCAACGGCGCTTCGTACGTCGAAATGGCCGACATGCCGAACATCGCGGCCGGCGCTTGCCCGATCGTGTTCGCCGACTGGAAGAAACTGTACGTCATCGCTGACCGCGTGGCGATCTCGTTCTCGGCCGACTACGTGACCGAAGCAGACGATGGTCTGGTCGTGTTCCGTGCCCGCAAGCGCGTCGGCGGCGGCGTGCGCCAGGCCGAAGCCGGCAAGAAGCTGAAGATCGCGGCCTGATGCCGAATGGTCCCCGGCCGTGAGCCGGGGACTCCCGCAACCCACATACTAGGAATCGTCCATGCGCGACCTGAAATCCAACATCAAGCCGGTCCAATCCCTGGTGCCGGCAACCCGCAACGCTGCCGCCAACGGTTCGGGCGTCGATCTGGCTGGCTTCAATGCCGCCTCCGTCGTATTCTCGAGTGGCGCGATCGGTGGCGCCGCGCCGAGCTTCACCTTCGAAGTGCAGGAGAGCGACGACAACACTACCTTCACCGCCGTCGCCGACAGGGACATCCGCGGCGTCGAGCCGGTCGTCACGGCTGCCAACCAGGTGTCGCAAGTGGCCTACCTGGGCTACAAGCGCTACATCCGCGCGGTCGTGAAGACCGTTGCCGGGACGTCGCCGACGCTGGACTGCGCTGCACACGTCGTGCTGGGTCATCCGGCCAACGCTCCAACGGCCTAAGCATGCTGATCCGCATGCTGAGCACCCAGCGCGGGTCGGTTGACGGCATCCGGGTGGCTTCCTACGAGGCTGACCAGGAATACGACCTGACCGCGACCGCTGGCGCCCGCGACCTGGCTGAGGCTTTCGTCGGCGCTGGACTTGCGGAAGAGGTGGGAGCCACTCCGGCGCCGGCCGTGGAGGCTACGCCTGCTGGCGATGAGGTATCCGCGCCCGCTGCTGTCGTCGCGCCCGACGTGCCCGCACCGACCAAGCCAGGCCGCAAGCCCAAGGCATAACCCATGAAGCCCGAAACCGCCGCCTGGCTCGCCCGCGTGCGCGCCGGCCGGCGGCTTCCGCTCGTTCGAACACCCTGTCGGAGATCTGCATGGTCCACCTGACGATGACCCCCGAAACCTTCAGCGTTCGCGCATACGACCGGCCTGACGGCTACGAAAAGCGGCTGCCATATCGAGCGATCGTGCAGGTGAAGAGCCTCGACGGAAAAGTCGCTCACCTGGGCGGCGCGATCGGCACGGTAGATCGCGAGACCTGGGGTGCGCTGCTCGTTCTGCTGCGGGAGAAGGGCTTTACCGCAGTGATGCTCGAGCGGCACAAGAAAATCAAAACCATCACGCTGGGCCCGGCCGACGCCGCCCCGGCAACTGAATCCTGAAAGGCCGCCATGGCATCGACCGCATACGACAGCTACCTGGACGACGTCCTGGCCGGCAACATCACCAAGGGCGACACCTATTACGTGCTGCTGGTCGGCTCTGGCTACACCGAGAACAAGGGCGCGCATACCAAGCGCTCCGACATCAACAACGAGGTGAGTGGCACCGGTTACACCGCCGGCGGCCAGGCCATCGTGCCGACCTTCGCCAAGGACACCACCAACCACCGCGTGGTTGTCACGTTCCCGCAGGTCGCCTGGGCCAATTCGACGATCACCGCGCGCAAGGCCGTGTACTACAAGCGCCGCGGAGGCGCGGCATCTGCCGATGAATTGGTCTGCGTCGACGACTTCGGCGCCGACGTCTCTACCAGCGCAGGCACGTTCACTCTGAACGCGACCACCATCACCATCAATACCCCGGCCTAAAGCATGAAATTTCCCGAGCGCGTTAGAGTCGCAACGACCGGTGTCAGTACTGGCCCACTCACCATGGCGGCGACGGCAGTTTCGCCCGAATTCCGCACCGTGGTGGCCGCTGGCCTTGTGGTCGGCGATACCTTCCCCTATTCGGTCGGCCTCGCTGGCTCCGCAGAATGGGAATGCGGCATTGCCACCATCACAACGATCAGCAACGGCACGGCCACGTTCTCGCGCACGCCGACCTCGAGCTCGAATGGCAATGCGCTGGTCAACTTCAGCGCCGGAACCAAAGAGGTTATCGCTACGCCGCTCGGCGCAACGCTGGCGAAGTGGGAAAACGGCACTTCTGTACGCGTCGTTTTCACGTCGTCGGCATGCTTCGATGATGGCGTGACCAGTCTGGCCATGTCACCCGTTACCGGCCCGAGCCAAACGGCCGCGCTGCAAAAGCTGTTCGACAAAAACAACGACGGCAGCACGCTACGCATCGTGTGGGACAGCAAGTACAGTCTGGACTCTGCAAGCTCGACCTATTGCCTGCTGGTCAACAGTAACACCGATGTGATCGCCATGCCTGGCTGCGGCGCAGTCATGCGAAAAGATCAGCCAACGTCGATGTTCCGGAACCGCAATCCGAACGTCGTCAAGGACGGCAGCGGAGTGAATACCTCGAACGGCGACAGGAACATCTCGTTCCGGGGCGGCATCTGGCACGGCAATCAGGACAATCAATCCGTGCGCGAGACCGCAGCGACGGGCGGCATTTTCCTGTTCGATTTCCTGGGCGTGGACAGCCTCAATATGACGGACGGCATTGAATGGCGCCGCCCGGTATCGTTCGCCTTCCGAGGCACCAACGTATCGAACGTCCTGCTGCAGAACTTTTTCGTCAACTTCGGCATGGATAACACCAAGCTGAACAGCGACGGAATCCACTTCAACGGCCCTGCGCAACACCTGCGTTTGCTGGATGGGCGGATTTACGGATGCGCGGACGACTCGCTGTCGTTCACCGCCAATGACATTTTCAACGCACCGGGCAACTACGGCCCGTATGGCGGCGTGTACGGCCCGATCCTTGATGTCACCATCGACAACATGGAGATTCACTCCATCGCCGCCGGCATACGCCTGCTGTCGAGCACGTCGCGCATGGATCGCTTTTCGATCAACAACATCAAGGGCGATTTCGGCGGCAATTGGCTGGTGATCGATAACTTTACTGCCGATCCGAACCTCTCGATGCCTGTCGGGCCCGGCAACATCGGCACGATCCGCATCGGGAATATCCATGTCCTGAATCGGGTGAACGGCGATTGGCCGAAGAAAGGCGCTTACCTGAATTGCCAGATTGAGCGCCTGCTTTTCCATGGCATCAGCCGAGAATACTTCGAGAACGAGTTTTTCCCCGCAGTCTGGTGCGGCCCCCGATTCAAGGCTACGCAGGTACTTATCGAGAACTACCACAGCACGAACACCAGCACCGGTACGTACATGAAGGATCAGATCTTCTTCGATAACGGGTGCCAGATTCAGCAGCTGAAAATCAAAGGAGCGATGTTCCATTCCAACTCCGCGGTCAACGGTTGCCCGATCGCTGTGGAGGTTGGCGCAAACATCAAGCAAATGGTGCTGGATGACTGTCAGGGCATCGGCTTTACTGACTTCGTGCGTAAGGATGGAACAGTGGGGAGCTACCACGTCGGCGCAAACTGCTACATGGACAATGCGGTGCCAAGTACCTGGACTTTACAAAGCGGCGCTCCATGGGTCGAGGACACGTCCCTTCCCAATCGGCTGCTCTACAGCGGCCGCTCCCCAAACCTGATTGGCGGAGCAAAGAAAAATGCTCTCGATGCATTCGGCGGCAACGTTGAGCTGAGCGCTGACATCACTATTTCCGGTACGCTCGGCAGCAACGACGTTATCCACGCAGCGCTGCTAGTTCGTGGCAACTCAATCGTCCCATGGTCGGGAGCTCAAGCAGCGTACGGGCTGGATATTAGCGTCCCGTTCGAGAACCAGATCAAAATCTTCAAACAGGTCGGCTCGACGCAAACCGTGCTCGGCAGCCCTGTTGCAATGTCTATTCCGATGGGGGCGGGATTCCGGTACTACCTGGCCGCCAAGACCTCCGGCAGTGTCACCACGGTGACTGCGAAAGTCAAGCGCTTGAGCGATGGTCTGTGGTTGCAACCGGGTGGCACTTGGAGTGCTGCCGCGGCTAACGCTATTTCGGTCACAGATTCGTCGATCCCCGCGCAAGCCGGTGAATGGGGCTTTTACGGGTACAACGAGTTCACGACCAACGGCGTTATCGCTTTCGACAACATCTCCACCGCTGCGGCGACATAAACCATGATCGGATACTCGCCCATTGGAGTTACCCCGATCGGGGCGATAGCGGCCGCGACAGCGAACCAGGATGCGACGGCGCCGGGCGCGAGCCTGGTGGCGACGAGCAGCATGGCCGGCGGCGCTGCGGTTGGAGCATCGGCGGGCGTTGCCGGCGGCGCGCAGCTGGTTGCAGCCAGCAGCATGGCGCCGGGCGCGGCATTCGGATCCAAGGCGGCCACGGCAAGCGGCGCGGCACTGGTTGCGTCCAGTTCGATGGCGCCTGGCGCCGCGACCGGCGGCTCGAACGGATCAATCCCAGGGGTAATAACTGTGCCGACGTCCAGAACCGCGAAGTTCGCAGCGAATCCGCGTGTCGCCGTATTCAACACGACCCGTCCAGTGGCCTTAGTAAAGGGTGCGCTCGACGAGCTGTGGTTTGTTGGCGACTTCAGCAAGGACCTGACGGACGCAGCAACGACGGCAGAATCGGTCGCCCCGGTGTCCGCCGGCGTGGCTGTTCTTCAGGCGCCGACGCTCCAGGGTGTGCTGGGCCTTGTCAAGCTGGGTGCGATGGGTGGCGGGCCAGCCTATTTCACTTTCCGGGTGACCTGCGCGAACGGCGAGGTGTTCGATCGGACCATCCTCCTGACGGCGGTAGACGACCGCCTGTGGGTATTCAGCAAGGACCCGGACGACCAGCGCTTTTACGCATTCGACTTTGCTGCCGACCTGGCGCTCAGCGCGAACACCACGCTGGCATCGGTTGGCACACCTGTCGTTGCGGGAGTCACTGCGCTGTCGGCGCCGGGCATTCAGGGATCACAGGTCGTTATGAAATTCGGCGGCCTGTCGACTGCAAGCGATGCTGCCAATTCCTGCGGTCTGCCCGTGACCTTTGCCAACGGCGAAAAAATCTATCGATCCATCTACTTCATCAAGGAGGACCACTGATGATCAACGCTGCTGACCTCCTGGCTGCGCATGTCCGGACCGAGGGCGGAACGAAGATCGCTCCGCAGCCGGATGCCCAGGCTGAGCCGGTCGAATACGCCAGTGCCCCGGCGGCAAGCAGCGCGCTGCCGATCGGAGACCGGCCGGCGGCAACCCAAGGGGGTGCTCGATGACCTTCAAGATCGTTGCCCGCCCGACCGCTTTGGCCGTGTCGATGCAGGAGGCGCAATCGAACGCGCGCGCCGACGTAGGCCCGGACGGCACTTCGGCTCTGGACGCCGACATCGTGCGCGCGATCCGGACCTACACCGCGGAAGCCGAGACTGAAACCAACCGGCTGATCATGGAGCAGACTTGGGAGCTGACGCTCGACACGTTCCCAGCGGAGCGCTCGATCAAGCTGCACAAGCCGCCGCTGCTCGCTCTCGACTGGGTCAAGTTCTACGACGCCAACGGCGAACAGCAGACGCTCGACCCGGCCGACTACCAAGCCGACGCCAAGACGGACCCAGGGTACGTCGTGCTCAAGCCGGGCCGCGCGTGGCCGGCGACGGCCGACATGATCGGCGCCGTCGAAGTGCGCTTCCGCTGCGGTTACGGCTCGGATGCCACCGCTGTACCCGATGGCATCTCGGGCTTCATCCTCGCGCGCGTGCAGGAGCATTTTGAGACCGGCGGCCAGCCGAAGAACGAATACATCAGGCGGCTATTGTGGTCGGAGATCTACTACGCATGACGATGAACCACCGATTCACACTGCTGCAGCCGAACACCGGCCGTGACGCCGCCGGCCAGCCGGTGAGCGGGTTCGAGCCGCTCGGCGAGCGCTGGGGCGATGTACTTTTCCAGACTGGCGCCGAGACGATGCGCGCGAACACCGAGGTGGTGATCAAGCGCTGCTCGATCCGGGCCAACTACGACCCGGCCGTCAACGAATCATGGCGCGCGCGGTACCTGGACGTCGAGTACGAGATCAAGTCGGCCGTGCCGGATTCGAAGGACCGCCGGAAGATGTTCCTGGTCTGCGAGAGCGTCAAATGATCGGCTTCGACACGTCCGATCTCCTGCGCGTAGTAGCTGCGACCATCGAGCAAGTGACACCGGATGAGCCGATGCTGCGCGAGATTGGTTTCGCCGGCGCCGAGGTGTTCCGCGAGGAGGCGAAGCACAATGCTGCGTCCCACGCGAAGACCTGGACCATCCACCGAAACATCATCGTCAAGCGTCTGGAGGAGCAGTCCGACGAGCACCGACGCCAGGTCTACCTAGTCACGGTTCGGAAGGGCGGCTACGGCGGCAGCGATGCGTTTTACTGGAAATTTGTCGAGTTTGGACACAAATTTGTGCCGAAAAACACCAAGGTCAGCGCCCGCACTGGCCGCACGATTGGTTGGGCCGCGCATCGTCGTGCCGCAGAGCTCGAGTACGGAACTGCCAGCGCGCCAGCGTACCCATTCATGCGACCGGCCTACGACAGTAAGAAAGCTGCGGCGTCGAGCGCAATGACGAAGAAACTGCAGGAGCAGTTGGAAAGGAACGCGACCCGATGAGTGTTCACATTGAAGTGCGCGAGGCATTGCGCGGGTTGGCCGGCGACCGGGTGTTCCCGCTCATGGCGAATGAGGGCACGCCGACCCCGTACATCGTCTATCAGGTAGTCGGCGGCGACGCGCAGGAGTACCTGAGCGGCGACAAGCCCAGCAAGAAACAGCGCCGCGTGCAGGTGAAGGTGTGGTCGCAGTCGACCATCGAGGCCGCCCACATCGCGGAGCAGGTGGAAGACGCGCTGCGCGCTACAACGCCGCTGCAGCCGGAGATCTTGACAGTCCCGATCGACACCTTCGACGAGGCCACGCAATACCGCGGCACGATGCAGGACTTCTACCTGTTCTGTTGACCGCCTTATATCCCTTAAGACCAAGCCGCCCTGAGTAATCCGGGCGGCTTTTTTCATGCCCGTTCGGGCGCAATCCATCGGCCGAGACCGGCTGGAAAGGAACCACTTTGATCCAACTCCCGAAGGGCACGACCTATGCCGTTGCCTCCGCCTACCTGGCTTCGATCGCTGTCTCGGCTGCCAGCAACGCAGCTGAATGCGTGCTGACGACCGCAACCAACACGTACCAAGCCGGAGACATCGTCGAGTTCACCAGCGGCTGGCCGCGCGCCAACCTGCGCGTGTTCCGCGTGAAGGCGGCAAGCAGCACGAGCGTGACCCTGGAAGGCTTCGACACCACCTCGACCAAGGTCTTCGCTGCCGGCGGTGGCGCCGGCTCGTTGCGCAAGATCTCGACCTGGACGCCCATCCCGTTCATGAAGAACTTCGAAGTGTCCGGCGGCGATCCGAAGTACGAGACCGAGGAATTCATCGACTACCCGGACGAAATCCAGTTGCCCGCCGGCTTCTCGGCCACTTCGGTGACCATGACGATCGCCGACGACCCGTCGCTGCCGCACAACGCCGTGCTGCAAACCGCTACCGATGCGCAAGCCGTCACCGCTGTGCGCGCCATCCTGCCGTCCGGCGCGCCGCTGTTCTACAACGGCTTCGTCGGCTTCAACCCGAATCCGCAGATGGGCCAGGGCGCCATGACCGTCAAGTGCGGCCTGGCGCTGCAGGGTCGCGTCGTTCGCTACGCGTCGTAATGTTTTGCCAGCTGGCGCCGATCGGTGCCAGCCTTTCCGCCCGCTGGGTAGCTCCCACGCGGGTCTTTTTATCTCCTGAAAGACAACATCATGGCAACCAAAATCAAGCTGGGCGAGCGCCCGAAATCGTTCGACAAAACCGTCGAGTTCCCTATGCTGGACGGCAGCGTAGGCTGCATCCCGGTCAGCTATGCCTACCGCACCCGGAAGGAACTGGCTGAAATGACCGACGAGGTCCAGTCAGTGGCGAAGGCGGCTGAGGAAGCCGACATCGAGGTGGTCAAGGCCAAGCTCGAGAGGAAGGAGCTGATCGAGCCGATGAAGCAGGTCGAAATCACCGACCGCGAAATGTCGCTCCAGGTCGACTACATCATGAAAGCGGTGATCGGCTGGGGTCTCGACGTCAAGTTCGAGCGCTCCGCCGTCGAGCAACTGGTCGACGAAGTGCCGGCAGCAATCCCGGCTCTGGTTGAGGGCTACCGCTCCGCCATCAACCAAGGCCGCCTGGGAAACTGATCGAGATCGCCCGCGCGATGTACGCGCCGGCGCCGACTGAGCAATCGCTCGCCGCCGCCGGGCTGACGCTGGAGGATTTCGCGGGCGATGCGACCGAGGTATGGCCAGAAAACCTGCTGACATACAAGCTGTTCTCTGACCTGCAGACCCAGTGGAATGTGGGGATGGGTGGACCGGTCGGGCTAAATTACCTGGTGCTGTTTGCAAAGATTGAGCGCCTTGGACTCGTCGGCGAGCAGGCGGATGACATGGAAGATGACATTCGGGCTATGGAGCATGAAGCCCTGCGGACGATGTCGGAACGAGAGTAATGCGGCAATAAAAAAGGGAGCATCGCTGCTCCCTTGGACTATCAGTAGTGATAGCGACACGAAATGATGACCAGTTCCTCATCAATGATCGTGTAGACAAGACGATTTGTCTCGTCGATGCGTCTTGACCAACATCCCGAGAGGCTATGCTTCAAGGCCTCCGGCTTGCCAATCCCTGTGAACGGGTTTCTCTGTGCATCTTTGATCAGATCATTGATGCGCTTGAGGGTCTTTCGGTCTTGCGTTTGCCAGTATGTGTAGCTTTCCCAGGACTCAGGGGTGAACTTCAAGTTGAGCATGCTGCTGATCCTCGGCTTCAGGGGTTTCAATTAATCCCCGATGCTGCGCCTGGCCTGCGCGTGCCTGAGCAAGTGACTTCGCAAGGTGAGCCGCATTTGCAGGCGAACTCAACAGGTGAACAGTCTCCATGAGGCTGCTGTAGTGGTCGAAGGACATCACAACCGCATCCGGCGCGTCACGGCGCGCGATTACGGTTACGTCTGCATCTTCAACCACCTGGTCCATAACAGTCTTAAGACTGCTGCGGGCATCGGAAAAGTTGATGATTCTCATGTGTACTCCTTACCTTCATACCGCTTGGTCGTCGTATTAGTCGTCGTAGTATTCGTAGTCGTCAGTATGGTCGTCGTCGTAGTTTTAAGCGTCAGTGTCGTATTAAGTGTCGTGGTAGCAGTATGGCTGGTGTGACATGTACTATAAATCGTACATGTTGGAGTATAGGCAGGTCTGCCGGAGATAGCAAGCGTAAGAAACACTACAAGCATAAGAATTGCTGGCAGTGCTACTTAGGACGTGCAGGAAGGGCTGACGAAGACGCGGGATGAGGATTTGGGGTGCAGTAGATACACCCCACTGGCGGGGCTACTTCTCTGTGGCCTTCTTTGATGCGGGGCGCACGATGCGGCGGGGCTTTGGGACCTCGGCAGTAGGATCTTGTTGCGCCGCTTCGCCGCCCTCGCCAGGGAAGAGATCCATCTGATTCTTCGCCTTCAGCTCCTTGACTAGTAGGAGCAAAAACTTCTTGTCGACGTCGCTCAGGCCGGCCTCTTCGCTGAAAGACGCCTCAAGGCGCGCGATGATCTCGGCATTTAAGGAGCGGCCAACTCCGCGCGCCTCGTCTTCAAGGCGCTTGCGGAGCTCGGCTGACATCCGCAGCGGGTAGGGTGTAATTTGATGACGATCTTCCATTGATTAATTATCACGGCAGAATCAAAAAGAATCAAAGAATCCACTTGACTCTGAATCTATTAGATTCTAATATGATCCTACGAACAACGGATGGGAGGAAACTTTGGACAGGCACAAGCAAAAGGCTCCGTATCCCTTAAGGATGGAGCCGGAAATGCGGAGCGAGCTGAGCCGCGAGGCGGATCAAAATGGAAGGACGCTGCATGGAGAGATCATCCAGCGGCTGAAGGAGAGTCTGAAGCGGCCTGCGCAAAATGCAGTGCCGGCGTAAGAAAAGAAAACCCCGAGCGATCTTGGCGGATGGGCTCGGGGCTTTAGTGAAACCACTTGGAACTGGAATCGAGATGAATGCTACTTCAACTGGAGCAAAGAAGCAACCAAAAGCTGTGCGCCTGACGCCGCAGCAAAGCCAGGCACTGGCCAACCTCGCCGCGATGACTGACGAGGCTCAGCGTTGGTGCTTGCGTACGCTTGCAGCGATCGCGGAGGACAATCCCCGGCAGGCGCAGCAGCCGCGCCCGCATCTGCGCCTCGTCGTGGGAGGTGCAGCATGATCCGGTCGACCAACAACGGCGATTCGGGCGGCGATGGCCTGACCCCGCAACAGCGTCAACTGCTGAGTAACTTCGGCAAGATGAACAACATGGCCCAGCAGTTCCTGCTGGACTTCGCAGCCAACAATGCCCGGGTGTTCCCGCGGCAGCGCCCGAAGCTGCGCGTGGTGGCGGGAGGCCAAGCATGAGCAACCTTATCGTAATTGGTGACGTCGAACTGGCGCCAGTCGAATACCGCGGTCAGCGGGTGATGACGCTGGCCATGATGGATGAGGTTCACAAGCGCCCCGAAGGCACGGCCCGTCGCAACTTCAACGAGCACAAAGATCGGCTGGCTGAGGGTGAGGATTTCAGCAGGGTCAGTGCGAACGAAATTCGTACGCACAAAATTTGCGCGATATCGAGCAAGGCGCATGAAGATGTGATCCTCTTGACCCAAACCGGCTACTCGATGCTGGTGAAGAGCTTCACCGACGACCTGGCCTGGGACGTACAGCGGCAGTTGGTGAGATCTTACTTCAGCCAGCCGCCGGTCATTACCAAGCCGGCTCGCCGCGCCGCGCCAAGTCTACTGACTGACGTACGCGCGATCGACCTCATCGGGAATATGATCGCCAAGGTGCCTGGCGCTCGGCCGGATGTGGTTGCAGTGATCAAGCTGCGGATGATCGAAGAACGTACGGGGCTGCCAGTAACGCAATTCCAGGGCGCACTGCCGGCTGAGTCTATCGAAAAGGCGGTGAAGCTCAATCCCACCGAGATCGGAAAGCGGCTCACGCCCAAGATGTCGCCGGTGAAAGTCAACAAAGCGCTCATCGGGCTTGGATTGCAAAGGAAGGTCGAAAACGGCTACGTTCTTACGGAGGCTGGCACGAAATACGGCGAAGCGCGCCCATTCCAGGCGGACAACCACCATGTCGGCGATCAGATCAACTGGTATGAATCAGTGGTTGCGCTTATCTCCAACGAGCATGCGGAGCCGGCGCCTTCGAATCAAGGCCAGCTGCTTGGAATGGGCGGCCAGGAAAGGGCGCCGGCATGACGACTACCGCGCAACCAAGCCAAGTCGTAGCGCATGCTGCCGACAGTGTGTTCAACGAGGCTGTTGAGCTGGCTGCACTAATGCTGTGGTACGAAGCCTTGCTTTCTTTGATGGTTGGTTACTACACACAGCTTCATATCCTTGAACATGGAGAAGACTCAGACCCGCAGTTGCGCCAATTGCGAGTACTGACCGAAGATCATGTTTTGATGGCAGGAAGGTTTCATAACATGCAGGCTGGTAAATTGGCCTATGTATGCGAGTCGGCCGGCCTGGAGGGCGGCGAGCATGAAGAGTTGATGGCTCGGGTCATGGTGGCCGCTCGGGAACGGGCAGAGCAGAATAATGAGCCCACCCTGGAGGAGATAAAGGATTTTTGGGATGCAGCAGGGAAGCCATGGCATTCCCCGAGTGCGCCGCCAGACGGGGCGCTACTCCATTGATCGCAATTTGCAACGGTGGCAATCCCGGCGTGTAATTGATAGGATTAGTTGTCGTAAATTCTTTGTTCGGCTCGCGGCAGGATAAGGTGTGATGCGATTCGGCAAGGCTTGTCTGGCTCCGCTGGGCCACGGCGAGGCATGGGTAGTAAGCGGGAAGCCCCTCACGGGGCTTTTCGTGTTGCACTTTTTCACTGGTGTACTATATTGCACTCATCACAACAGGAGGGGTGCAATGAAGCGAGCGATATTTGGAGCGCTGCTGGTCGCGGCCTGCGGGTTTGCTCAGGCCGCGGATAATAAGCCGCCGACCCAGTCAGGCACTTGCGAGCAGCTCGGCGCTGCAGTCGAAGACGGCGTAATGGAGCTGACATTTATCCGCGTTGACGGCGTTACAGACAACAGTGCTGCGAGGGAAACTAATAGGCAATTACAGAAGGTTGTAGTAACCAATTTGATGCAGATGCACCTCACTCTGATGGCGGCAAATAAATGCCCTTTACCGAAGACAACATTCTCTGACGGCGCATACTATCTTGATGCTCTGAACTGTTCTACGGCCTTGCTAAAGGCAAAACAGAGCGACAAGGATATGCCTCCCGAGTGTGACCGCAGGAAGTGGGTCAGGATGGGACAGCGATAAGAAAACCAGGCCAGCGAAAGCTGGCTTTTTTGTTTGCAGGCCGCCCTTGAGGCGGTCTTTTTTATGGGCGACTGAATGAGCGAGATTACCAATACCGCAACAATCCGCGTCGTCGCAGATGCAAGTGGCGTCGAGGGTGGGCTGCGCACAGCAACCCAGGCTGCGCAGAGAGCCGGGCAGGCGGTGTCTCAGGTTGGCGCTGGTGCGGGCGGCGCCGCGCGAAACGTTGAGTCGGCTCAGCGCAACATCGTGGCTGCAATCCAACGCACGACAATCGCAATGGAGTCGGGCGGCCGGCAAAGCGCGGCATATTACGAGGCACTGGCGCGTCAGCGCGGCATCGATCCTGCGACGTTGGCGCCGTATCTGAACCAACTGCGCGCGATCGAGCAAGCTCAAGTGCGAACCGGCGCATCCTCCGCCCAGGTAGCCAACGCGATGCGGATGGTCCCGGCCCAGCTCGGCGATATAGCATCCCAGTTGGCTGGCGGGCAGTCGCCGCTGCTGATCTTGATGCAGCAAGGCTCGCAGTTGCGCGACTCGTTCGGGAGCATCCCAGCAACGCTCCGCGGTGTTGGCTCGACGTTGCTTGGTCTGGTCAATCCGTTCGCGGTGGCGGCTGGTGCGGCCGCCGGCCTGATCTATGCCTTCCACAAGGCATCTCAAGAAACGGAAGCCTACAACCGGGCGATCATCTTGTCGGGCAACACGGCCGGCACGACGGCCGGGCAACTGCAGGTAATGGCGAGGCAGATCAGTGACTCCGTCGGCACGCAGGGCCAGGCGGCAGCCGCGCTGGCAGCATTGGCCGGAACTGGGAAGGTCGCCGCCGAAAACCTGCTGGAGTTTGGCCGGTCTGCCATCGAGATGCAGCGAGGGCTTGGCCAGAGCGCGGAAGACACGGCGAAGCAATTTGCTGAACTGGGGAAGTCTCCCGTCGACGCAACTATCAAGTTGAATGAGCAGTATCACTACCTGACGGCGTCGGTCCTCGAGCAGATCAGGGCGCTCGACAAGCAAGGCCAGTCCGACGAAGCAGCTTCGCTTGCCCAGAAGACTTACGCATCGGCGCTTTCCGACCGAATGAAGCAGGTAAAGGAAAGCCTGGGCACCGTGCAGACCGCATGGAGCAAAGTCGGCGACGCCGCTGGGAAAGCGTGGGACCAGTTCCTCAACATCGGCAGGCCGCAGACGATCGATGAGCAGATCGCTCAAATCGATGCGCAGCTGGCGCGCGCCAAGGAAAAGGTAGCTCCGATCGCCAGCATGGCCCGCCTGGGTTTCGCTCAGTCGGCCCCTGCCGTTGATAAGGAGGCGCTCGAGCAGAAGCGTGCGGCGCTGGTGCTGCAGAAGGCGAAGGAGGAGTGGGATGCCGCGCAAAAGGCAATCTCGCAGCAGTTCAATGATGCACTGATCCAGTGGGACAAGGACGGCGACAAGTACCTGACCAAAATCCAGAAGCGCGACCAAGAAATAAAGAAGGTTCGGGAACAGGGCATTGCCGCCGGCGTCTCTGACAAGGCGATCAATGACCGCGTCGCGAAGATCTACGCGGAATATTCCTCGCTCGACAACCCGGTGCTAAAGGGACTCGAAAACCAGCGAGACCAGCAGCGCGAAATCCTGAAGGGCCAGCTGGAGGATCTGGAAAGTCACCACAAGCAGCAGTTGGTCAGCGAGAGCGACTACGTCGCTAAAAAGCGCGACCTTCAGGTGCAAGAGATCGACCTCGAGGTGAACCTGCTTCGCAAGAAGGCCCAGATCGACGCCGGCAAGGAAGACAAGTCGGAGCGCGACAAAGACCTGAGCGACCTGCAGGTTGCGATGATCAAGCGTCGCAACATCATCCAGGCTGCCGACAACGAGATCGCCGAATACAACAGCAACAAGACCAAGGCCATTGACAACCTAGTTGAGGGCTGGGACCGCGCGATCGAGGCTCAAAGTCATGCGGTTGAGCAGGAGCTGGCAATGTTTGGCCAGTCCGATCAGGCGCGGAAGGTCTATGCGGCGCAGGCTCAGATTGATCTTGATATCCGCAAGCAAATCGCGGCTCAGATCAAGATTAATCAGCCGCTGAATGAGCAAGATATCGCGACGCTTCGAAAGCGAGCTGAGGTAAGCAAGGAAAATAGAGCCGAGGCCGAAAATGAACTGGCCGCCCTTGCTGCCGCCAACCAACTCCGTCGCGACAACCTCAAGTTCTCGGCCGAGTACATCGCCGACGCCGACCTCCGCGCCCGCCGCCTCATGGAGATCGACGCCGAGCAGTGGCAATACCTCATCAATAACACAGCGGAAGGATCGGAGGCCCGCAAGAAAATCCTGGAGCAGTTCGACGTCTGGATGGCTAATCGCCAGATGCAGCCGGTGCTGGACCGCTGGAAGGGCGTGATCGACAACCTGGACAACAACTTCCAGGAGGGTTTCCGCGACATGCTGACCAGCGGGAAGTCGGCGTGGTCGTCGTTCGCCAAGTCGATCGGCAACACGCTTAAGACCGCGTTGGCGGATGCTCTCTACCAGACCTTTGTCAAACGATACGTTGTGCAGATCGTCGCCAGCTTGGCCGGCGCAATTTCAGGCCCGGCGGTCGCCGACACGCTCAGCGGCACCGGTGTTCCGGGTGCTGCCGCCGGTGTTCCGGGCGTGTCGAGCGCAATCAGCGCGGCCCAAACGGCATCCAGCTTGTACAAGGCCATCACTGGCGGCTTCGATTCCCTGAGCACGTCGGTAGCCGATGCGGTGCAGGCCGGCCTGTACAAGACTGGGCTGTCGCCGAACATTGCCAGCAATGGCTCGTTTGCGACGAGCGTGGGCGAGTATGCGTCGAGTGGCGCTGGCGCGCTGGCAGGCCACTACATCGGCAACGCCATCGCTGGCGACTACAGCATCAACCACGGCCAGGCAGTGACCAACATTGCCTCTGTGGCCGGCGCGATCATCGGCGGCCCGATTGGCGGCGCGATCGGTGGTGCGATTGGCGGCCTGATCAACCGCGCCTTCGGCATGGGCAGCAAGGAGATTGGCGATACCGGCATCAGCGGCAGTATCACCGCTGGCGGCTTGACTGCGTCGAGCTATGCGAAGTACCACCAAGATGGCGGCTGGTTTCGGTCCGACAAAAACGGCACCGACAGCAAGTCGCTCTCGGCCGACGCACTGGCAGCGATCTCCAACGGTCTCAGCCAGATCAAGGCTGTGTCGTCGAGCTTTGCGGCCAGCATCGGCGCTGACGCCGGCTCGATCGCCAGCTACAGCAAGCAGTTCGACATAGCGCTGGGCAAAGACGGGAAGATCGAGGAGGGCGTCACCAAGCTGCTGAGCAGCGTCGGCGACGAGCTTGCTACCCGGCTGGTGCCGAACATCGCCCAGTTCACGAAGTCGGGCGAGACGGCTTCCAGCACGCTCGAGCGCCTGGCGAGTGACTTCACCGCCACTACGCAGATGGCCCAGCTGCTGGGCAAGACCGCGGTGGAGGCATTCGGGTCGGCCGGCCTGGCGTCGGCAGCAACGCGCGAGCGCCTGGTCGATCTGGCTGGCAGCGCGTCGAACCTGACGTCGTGGGCATCGAGCTACGCCCAGAACTACCTGACCGAACAGGAAAAGCTGGCGCCGGTGAAGAAGGCGGTGGACGAGGCGATGTCGAGCCTGGGTCTGGCATCGGTCACCACGCGCGACGAGTTCAAGCGGGTGGTTGCTTCGCTGGATCTGACCACCGAGGCCGGGGCAAAGCAGTTCACGTCGATGATGCAACTGGCGGATGCCTTCGCCCAGGTGCACGCCGCCACCGAGACGCTGACGCGGACCGAATCGGACATCGCGTCGGAGCGGGCGGGCCTACAAGACCAGCTCGACCAGCTGACGATGACCTCGACGCAGTTGCTGAAGAAGCAGCGGGATGCACTTGCCGAGGCCAACCGGCCGCTGTTCGACATGGTGCAGACGGCTCAGAAGCTGGCGGATACGTCGAGCAGCCTGAAGACCTTCCGCGATTCGGTCCGGTCGCTGTCCGACAGCCTGTCGACCGGCAGCCTGTCGGTGTTGACGCCTGAGCAGCAAGAGGCGGAGCTGAAGGGCCAGTACGAGAAAATCCGTGCGGCCGCGATGGGTGGCGACACCACGGCGCAGGGCAAGTTTTCGGATGCCCTGACGGCTTGGCTGACGGCTTCACAGAAGCTCAACGCTGGCGACACGCAGTATCAGGCTGACTTTGCTCGAGGCCAGCAGGATGCAGCCGCCGCGGCAGCATGGGCGACGGGGCAGATCGACACGGCGCAAGCCCAGCTGAATTCGATGAACTCGCAGACGCTGGCGATGCAGGCGGTGAACAGCTCGCTGACCACCACCAACAAGATCCTGGATGCGATCGCGCAGAACACCAGTCCTGCACCGATCCAATCGGGTTTCGTGTTGAGCAATGCGCTGTCGATCCTGTCTAGCGCCGTGAAGTTGCTTAAGGAAAACAGCGATAAGCAACAGCAGGAGGTTGCCGGCCTGCGGAAGGACCAGCAGGCGCAGACCGGCGAGGCGATCGCCTCCAACGCTGAGGCGCAGCAGCAGAACGCACAAACCATCGTTTCTGGGATGAGCCTGCTTGCGCGGGTCATTGCCAGCAATCAGAAAGTTACCCTGGAATGACAATCTCTGATGCGCAATACGCTGCGTGGCTCGACGACTCGACCGCGCAGCGCGTGACCCTGTACCGTGTCGGCTGCGTGAGCGGCGGCGCACAGGTCACAAGGCGACTGTCGAACCGGAACTTCACCGGGCCGGCGGCCGCGCCTTACTCGGCGGTCATCGCCAAGGACCTGGAGATTTCCCGTTCGATCTCGATGGATGGGGATGCGAAGCTGTCGGCCGGCGACGTCGAAGTCTGGAACGTCGGCGGGGAGCTCGATTCCTGGTTCACCGATGTGTGGGCAAACCAGCGGGTTGAGGTCTACGTCGGCGATGCCCGGTGGGATGAGACGGATTTCCGCCTGTCCTTCGTCGGCAACCTGGCGGACATCGCCTACGGCGCCGACCGCACGACGCTGGTCCTGAAGTTCAGGGATGCACTGCAGCGGCTGAACACCCCGTTGTCGGAGGCGAAGTTCGCCGATGGCACGCTGGTGCCAGGCGCATTCGGCGAAGTGCCCAACATGACGCCGAAGTACGACAGCGTCACCGGGCAATGGCACTACCACTGGGCCGGCGCCGAGGGCGTGATTGAGCCGCGCACCGACGGCAAGAAGCGCTCGCCAGACGTGACGGACGATCCGGCCAGCGGCCGGTTCGCCTTCAACACCGCGGTCGGGCCTGGCGCGGTGACCTGCAGCGCCCAAGGCGACAAGACCGGCGGTATCTATCGCAACCGGATCGCCCAGCTGATCCAGATCTTCGCCACCCAGTATGGCAAGGAGTCGACGCGCATGACGGCGAGCGACATGGATGCAGCGAACCTTGCTGCTTTCGACGCCGCAAACTCGCAACCGGTCGGCCTGGCCATCCTCGACCGGACCAACGTTCTGACCGCGGCGGCGCAGCTGGCGTCGAGCAAGGGCGCCCAAGTGATTCCGTCGATGCTCGGCAAGCTTCGGCTGATCCAGTATGCGATCCCGGCCTCGGCGACGCTGAGCATTCCGCGGTCGATGCAGGTCCAGGATTCGCTGGTGCCGGTCGCGCGGTCGACGGTGGCCGCCGCGGTGCAGATCCGGTTTTGCCGCAACTACACGGTCCAGTCGAACCTCCAGACCTCGCTGCCGGCCGAGCACAAGCAGATGTTCGCCACCGAGTGGCAGACGTACACCGCGGTCGACGCGGCGACGCAGGCGGCATACAGCCTGTACGCCGACCCGGCGCCGATCGACACCTGTCTGCTGACGCCAGCCGACGCGAGGGCAGAGGCCGAGCGGCGCCTGGCGATCGTCAAGGTGCCGCGCACTACGTACCGCGTCCAGCTGACGCCGGCCGGCATGCTGATCGAGCTGGGCGAGGCGCGCAACTTATTCAGCGACCGCTTCGGCCTGGGCGCCGGCAAGCCTAGCTTGGTCACCAGCCTGACGACGAACTTCGGCACCTACGCCGTCACGGCGGAAGTCACGATTTAAGGAACCCATGGGAAATCTGAGGATCATCGCCAGCAACGCGGCGCGCCGTGTCACGCCTGGACTGGTTGCCAGTAGCACCGACGGCCTGCTCGTCGCCGCCAACCTGGTTTCGGACAAGAAGAGCGACGTCTGGCGCGCCACCGGCACGGCGGCACGGATCGGCGGCACGCTGCCGGCGCCCGAGCTCGCGTCCGGCGCGGCGCTGCTCGGCAACTTCTCGCCGACGACCACGATGCGCGTGCGCCTGTCGAACGAGGTGAGCAAAACCAACCTGATCACCTACAGCGAGGCCTTCGGCGACTCCAGTTGGGAAAAGGTCGGCCTGAATCTGTCTGGCGGCGTCTCGGCGCCGGATGGTTCGAACAACGCGTTCGCCATCACGGCGACTGGCTCGGATCCGTATTTCGACAAGACGCTGACCCTGACGCCCGGCACATACACCTTCTCGATTTTCCTGAAGGGCGTCGGCGGCAGCGTAGGCAAGGCGCCGAACGTCTGGTTCTGGAACATCGGCGGGCTGGGCGGCTTCGTCTCGGCGGTGGATGCCCGGCCGCTGGGTGCCGGATGGGTGCGCTACGCCGCTACCTGCAACGTGTCCACCGGCGGCAGCTACCGTGTGCGCGTTGATGCGCCTGACTCGGCGAGCGCCGGCGACGTGGTGCACATCTTCGGCGCGCAGATCGACAGCGGCGCGCTGTCCTCATATTTCCCCAGCGGGGCAACGCAGGGCGTGCGGCCGGCAGGCTACATCGATACCTGGCAGAGCTACGACTGCGACACCGGCGTCGTGCTGGCGTGCCCGGCGCCGGCGATCCAGTTGGAGGGCTGGACTGCGGCGCAGTCGGCAAGCGCCTACGCCTACGGTGGCGGCACCTATGCGCGCGCATGGTTCCCCGAGACGCAATTCCGCGCCTTCGCCATCGACCTGGTCGACACGAACAACCTGCAGGGCTACATCGAAGCTTCCAAACTGGTCATCGGTCGGTACTGGTCACCGCCCTATGGGCTGACGTCTGTCTCCGCGACGGATGTGGATGCGACGACGCATTACAGTACCGCCGCCGGCGACCTGCTGAGCCGTGCCTCGACGATAAGCAAAGAAATCTCGATCGAGATGAGCGCGCTGGCGCCGGCGGACCGCACGCGGCTGGCCAACATCCTGCGCGCGAGCCGGGCATACCCGATCTTCGTGAGCGTGCGCACCGGCGACCCTGATCTCGAGGCGGAGCGTGCGCATACCGTTCTCGGGAAGCGCATGGGCGATTCTGAGATCGCGCTGCAGGCCGCTGAGCGGTACGGGTCAAAAGTTACTGTCCGGTCAATCTGAAGGAGCTGCATGGCTACTGTAGTCAATTTCATCGACACGACGCTGCAGGCCGCCGCGGCGCGCACGGTCAACCTGCCGACCGCAGACATCCAGCTGCTGCCGTCGGCGCCGCTGTTCAAGGCAAATGCCGACGGCTCGATCACGCCAGAATCGATCACCTTCACGGCAACGCTGATTGATCTGGATGCGCCGCTGACGTTCAACGCCACCGGTGCGCCGCTGAGCAGCCCTACCGCGAAGTCGGTCACCGTCGTAGGCGCCGCGATGACCGGATCGAGCGTCACCGTCATCGCGAGCGCGACCGTGAACGGCCGGACCTATACGAAGCCGTGCACGGTCACGAAAGTGCAGGACGGCGTGGGCGGCTCGACTACCTACACCTGGATCAAGTACGCGGACTCGGCGGCCGGCGCCGGACTGAGCGACGACCCGACCGGGAAAGCCTACATCGGCCTGGCGTACAACAAGTCGTCGCCGATCGAATCGACCATCGGCTCCGATTACACCTGGTCCCTCATCAAGGGCACGGATGGCCAGCCCGGTCCGAAGGGGGACGACGGCGCGCAGCTCTACACCTGGATCAAATACGCGGATTATCCAAACGGCGACGGCATGTATGAGCTGCCCACGGCGAACACGCTCTACATTGGCATTTCGGTCAACAAGGCCACGGCAACCGAGTCGAACAATCCAGCTGACTATGTGTGGTCGCGGTTCAAAGGCGATCAGGGGGTGCCCGGGCCGGCGCTGTACACCTGGATCAAGTACGGGGATTCAGCCGCCGGCGCCGGCCTGAGTGACGACCCGACGAACAAGGCCTACATCGGCTTCGCCTACAACAAGACGACGCCGGTCGAGAGCGAGAACCCGGCGGACTACACCTGGTCTCTGAACCAGGGCGGGCAAGGTGTGCCGGGCCAACCAGGCAAGGACGGGACGACCTACTATACGTGGATCAAGTATGCCGACGTGCCGGACGGTACCGGCCTGTACGACGTCCCAACCGATTCGACCGTGTACATCGGAATTGCCGTCAACAAGGTGACCGCCACCGAGTCAACCAACAAGGCCGACTACACCTGGTCGAGATTCAAGGGCGGGCAAGGCGTCCCGGGTAATCCGGGCCAGCCGGGCCAGCGCGGCACAGTCGACATCTCGGCAGGCACCGCCGGCAGCGTGTGGTCGGACAGCGAGGCCACCGCAGCGATCGCGCAAACCGGCTACGGCGTGCCGCAGATGCTGGACGTCGTGACGCTCTACAACCAAGCCGCCGGCTTCGCGAGCACCCGGTACTGGAACGGCAGTGCCTGGATCTCGGTGGCGCAGGTCATCAACGGCAGCCTGCTGGTGAAGAATACCGTGGCAGCCGACAAGATCGATACGCGCGGGCTCAGCATCAAGGATGCCGCTGGCAACGTCATCCTGGCAGCCGGCTCGGCGCTCGCTTCTGACTATGCTGCAACTGGCACGAAAAATACCGAGCTGGTGCCAAGCATTCAGGCGGCGGCCACCACTGCCCAGTATCAGAATGTTGACGGCAGGCCTGACGACGCCCTCAATCTCGGGCTCAAAAGCGATTTTGATGATAGCTCTATCGGACTCTGGACGGGGCGCTGGACCGCGGCCGTTCAAGGTATGCCGTTTAAGCGGGCAATGTCGGTTTCTGCGCGTGATACGGAAGAACTCAGCCTCATCCGCGTCGTCCCTGGTGAAACGCTCTACGTCTCGGCCTACCTTTCTGCCGGCGGGGCAAGCTGCAACGTTTCGTTCGGCCTTGACTATAAACGTGCTGACGGCTCATCCCGCCAAATCTGGGACCCTTGCGGCACCACGATTGCGCCAGGCACAGGATGGACTGCGGTAAAGGGTAAATCCGTTGTTCCGTCCGATGCGGCTTATGCCTTGCCGTGGGTGCAGATGGATGCCTTCAGCAACTTCGGAGAGGCATTTATAGCGCGACCGCGAATCACGCGCTTCCAGCCTGGCGCTACTGTTGGCGCGCCGGCCGGAACGAACGTAGGTAATCGAGACGCGCAAACGGTATCGGACTACGCGTATGCTGGCCAACTTGCCTATAACGACTTGCCTAATAAGTTAGCTGCGAACGCCAGCAATATCCTGCGCGCGCCGATCACCATCGCCACCGGCGGCGGCGTCGTCGTAGGAACATTCATGTACGACGCGAGCAGCGGACTTTATGGCAGCGGCAAGGGCGTAGCTATCACGCCCTACGGCATCCTCACACACAACGGCAGCAAATACACGTTTGTTCTCGACACAAATGGCAATGCCGTTTTCGCTGGCAGCCTGGACGCCGCGTATGGTACGTTTGGGGCATTGCGTATTGCTCCCGGTGGGTTCATCGCATCAGGGAATTTTGATGGTTCATGGGCTTGGCCCAGCGCAGGCGCGGGCTTCCTGATCCATGCAAACGGCTTGTTATTCGGCAACAGGAATGACGCAAGCTCGGGCTTTTTTAGCATTGGGTCGAACGGGGTCATTGAAGCGCCTGGCCTGAGCTATAGCGGCCGCCAGCTGCGTCTGGACAGCCCGGTAATCATCAACCCAGTCCTGTCGCCCTTCAGCCTCGGCATCACCAACAGCCAGAACCAGTACAACTACACGCTGTACCGACTAAGCACCGATGCTTATGCCGGGCTGTACATCGCAACCATTGACACAGGCAACGATGGCGCGTCCTTCAACTGGACCGTCAGCGGGCCGTGGCCGTGCTGGCTCGTACAGGACAGCGCTACCAATCGGATGCAGCTGCACATCAACATGAAGGGCGGGGCGGCGCTGGCGGGTGACGCGGGCGATTTCTACGTCAACTGCGCAGCGACCAAGGGCGGCAACACAGTTAACACGCAGCGCCTCATCACCGTCACCGCCAGCTAAGGAAAGCCATGTCCCAGTACATTGCAGTGCAGCCATCAACCCGCCGTATCGAATTCAAATACGGCGCGATGGGCGTGCCCGATCCAGAGGGCTACACCGGGCCGCTGACTGGGTCGCCGCCGCTCCCAACCAGCGAGGTGATCTGGATGCCATGGCAAGGCCAGCTCCGGATGAGCGAGGCTCCCACGCCCACGTCGGAATACATGTGGACGGACGCCGGCCCGGTCTGGGTGGAGCGGGCGCCGCTTGATGACTTGGTGGCGGCCGCCATCGATCGCATCGACAGCGCCGCCGACACCGCCCGAATGGCCGTGATTGCCAAGCAGACCAACACGCCGGAATACCAGCGGGCAGAAGCGCAGGCGCGCGCCTTCAAGGCGGCCGGCTACCCGGTCGGCGAGGTGCCGCGCAACGTGGCCGGCTGGGCCGCGGCGAAGTGGCGCGACGAGTTGACCGCGCAGGCTGCGGCCGACGACATCATCGCCACGGCCGACCGCTGGTACGAGCTGCTGGACGACATCCGCGACATGCGGTTGGCCGCCAAAGAGGACGTGCGCCACGCCGCGGACGCCATCGAGGTGGCAGCGCGGGTGCAGCGGTTCGCTGTCGATTTATCCAACTTGATGGAGGAAGCCGAATGAGCCGGTTGCGCGAGGTGGCAGTAGCCTTTGACCAGCTGGTCAATGCGATCCTGGGCGGCTACAGCGACGAGACGATCAGCGCGCGCTGTTGGCGGCTGCGGGCAAATCGACCATACAACACCCTAAGGCCCATCGTTGATGGGCTTTTTTTCTGGCAGCCGGACCATTGCCGCGCCTCGTACGAGGCCGAGCGGGCGCGCTCCCAGCTTCCGCCCGAATACCGCTGACTCATCCCATCCAACCCGCTCCGGCGGGTTTTTTATGCCCGCTGCGGCAGAAAGCACCTAATGACCACTTCTTTGCACCAGGAGCTCGCACGCGCGGGCTTCCCCGGCCTGGCCCAGATCGTTTCCGATCTGCGCGATGGCCAACTCGATCTGCAGGCCAGCATGGACGAGATGAAGACCGAAAACGCCCAGCTGAAGGCCGCGATCGCTCGCCTGCTGTCTGGTTTCCCGGCTGACGACGTCGACGGCCACCGCCGCTACCACCAGTCGGTGATCGAAGCGCGCGAGCTCCGCAACAAGCTGGTGCGGACCGCGCTGGAAAAGGCGGTGGGGAGCGGCGTGTTGCTCGGCCTAGGCTGGCTGCTGCTGGCTGTGTGGCAATACTTCAAATTCGAGGTGAATAAATGATTTCGGCCATCATTTCGTTCTTCGGCGGCTCGGCCTTCCGGCTGATCTGGGGCGAGGTCTCCACCTGGCTGACGGCGCGCCAGGATCACAAGCAGGAAATCGAGCGCCTGCGCCTGCAGGGGGAGCTCGACGGCGCCGCGCACGCGCGCAACATGGAGTCGATCAAGGTCCAAGCCGAACTGGGCGTGCAGACAATCCGCGTCCAGGGCGAGACCGACCTGTCGCGGATCGACGCGGGCGTGTTCGGTCAGGCCGTCGAGCTGACCGGCAAGCAGACCGGTTTCGCTGTGGTCGACATCTGGAACGGCATCATCCGGCCCGCGCTGGCCACCGAGTGCATGCTGCTCTGGAGCCTGCATCTGTACCGGCATAACTGGACCCTGGATGAGCAGGGCTGGGCGCTGGTCGGCGCCGCCCTGGGCATCTTCGTCGCCGACCGCACGCTGCTGAAGCGGGGCAAGTGATGCTGCGGGACGAGTTCGAAGCGCTTGCCGTCCAGGTGGCGGCAGTGCTGGCCCGACGCTTCGAAGGGCTGTACCTGACGCCCTACCTGTGCCCGGCCGGTGTGCCGACCATCGGCTACGGCGCGACCTACTATGAGAGCGGCGTGCGGGTGATGCTCAAGGACCCTGCGATCACGCGCGCCCGCGCCGAGGCCTTGCTGCTCTGGATGGTGCGCACCGTCTACCTGCCGGCGGTGCTGAAGCTGTGCCCCAACGTCGACACGCCCCAGCGCTTGGCGGCCCTGATCGACTTTGCCTTCAACCTCGGCACCGGAAACCTGGCGGCCAGCACGTTACGCAAGCGCGTGAATTCTGGCCGCTGGGCGGAGGTGCCGGCCGAGTTCCGAAAATGGATTCGCGGCGGCGGCCGGGTTCTGCGCGGGCTGCAGCTTCGCCGCGAAGCAGAGGTCGAGCTGCTTTAGTTGATGGGTGTCGGCTCGAGCATGCCGTGTTGGTTGGCCCACTCGGTCAGTGCGTCGTTCATTCGGGTTTGCCAGCCTTCGCCGGTTGCCTTGAACGCTTCGAGCACGCGCTCGTCCAGCCGGATGCTGATCGGCACCTTGGTGACGCCTTGCGCCGGCCGGCCGCGGCCTCGCTTGGGCTTCACCTGCTCCCACTCAGCATCGGTGTAGGGGCGCGCATCCGGATCCTGCAGGGCAGCCGCCGTAATTGCAGCGTCCTCCTCTGGGGTGGGGACCACCGTCCCCGGCTTAAGCTTCGGCATATCGTTTTACCTCTCTTGAGTTCGCCTTGCGCAGGCTGATGATTCTGCGGACATCTGCGCGGTCGACATACACCACGTAGAACAGGCGGTTGCCGATGTACCCGATGGCGCACATGCGGCTCTCGCCGTAGTTCTGGCGCTCATCGGTCCAGGCTAGCGCCTCATCCCATTCAAATTCAGCGGCAGCCGCCAGCGAAACACCATGCTTCTCGGTGTTGCTTTCGTTTTTCGCGGTGTCGTAAGTGATGTCCATGTAATTATTGTATATACGGTTAATCAAAGGTGCAAGATATTTCTGTATATACGTTAAATAAATTTTGCACGTACCCGAAAGGCCACATGAGCAAGACCATCATCGACCCGAAGCTCCTCGAGTTCGACCCGACGCCACGCCAGGCGGAATACATCGAGGTCATCAATCGCCTGGGCAGCATGCGCGCCGCGGCGCGCGAGCTGGGCGTCGCCAAGAATGCCGTCCAAGAATCCATGCTGCGCTTGAGGAATGCTGCGGCAGCGCGTGGGTACGCGCCCGAGTTCGACCTGCAGCACCCGGTAGCGCCGGGCCAGATGCTGAAAGGCACGTCTACGCTGTACAAGGACGGCCAGCCCGTGCTGCAGTGGGTGAAGACCCGGGTCGACGCCGCGCAGCTGGAAGAGTTCATGCGCGCGGCAGCCGCAGCGATGGCCGAGGAGCTTCCGCGCGCCAGGCCGGCGAAGGCGCCGCGCGCTACGCTCGACAAGCTGGCCAGCGTGTACACGCTCACCGACAGCCACGTGGGCGCACTCTGCTGGCACCGCGAGAACTTGGCCGCCAATGGTGACTGGGATCTGGCGATCGCCGAACGTACGCTTACCGGCTGCTTCGAACACATGGTCAAGGCCAGCCCGCCGGCGCGCGTGGGCATCGTCGCCCAACTCGGCGACTTTCTGCACAGCGACGGCCTGGAGGCGAAGACGCCGACGTCCGGCCACATCCTGGACCAGGACGGCCGATTCCCGAAAGTGGTTCAGTCGGCAATCCGGATCCTACGCCGAGTGATCGGCTTCGCGCTCGAGCGGCACGAGAAGGTAGTCGTACTGATGGCCGAAGGTAACCATGATCTCGCCAGCTCGGTCTGGCTGCGCGCGATGTTCAAGGCGCTGTACGAGAACGAGCCGCGGGTCGAGGTGATCGATTCGGAGCTGCCGTACTACGTCTACCAGCACGGCGAGACGATGCTGGCCTGGCACCACGGCCACCTGAAGAAAAACGACCAGCTGCCGCTGCTGTTCGCTGCTCAGTTCCCGAAAGTCTGGGGCGGCACCACGCGCCGTTACGCCCACACGGGCCACCGCCACCATTTCGAGGAAAAGGAGCATTCCGGCATGACGGTGGTCCAGCACTCGACCCTGGCGGCCCGGGACGCCTATGCCGCGCGCGGCGGCTGGATGAGCGAACGGCAGTGCACGGCCATCACCTACCACAGTGAGTTCGGCCAGGTCTGCCGCAACACCGTTACCCCAGAAATGCTGGAGGTGGCGGTATAG